GTGTGAGCTGTAGAAATGTCACTTGAAAGGAGGCGCCATGAAAAATTATGTATTGCTTGGGCTAGATGATAAAATGGATGGCGTTCTCCTAATCTGCTTATCTCATGAAAACATCTACTCTTTTTGCGATGAATTGCAGCGTGAATATTGTATAAGAAATGGAAAAGGTATCATATTACTTGACCAATTATTAGTTACTGGAAATGGAGAAAACCGATTTGTTACAATTCCATTTGATAGAGGGAAAATAGATTTTTCTAAAGCTCATGTTGCCTCTGTTGATATAAGAATAAGAAAAATATCCGCTGAATTATTAAAAAAGAATGTTGTCTCTTTACGGGATACAATTCTGACTGAGGCGCAGCAAGAGATGATTCAAAATAATATTGCCATCTGATTAAATCTAAAATCATAGATATGCTTCAAAATGAAGAGTGTATGCTTTATTATAGAGCATCTTGGAGAAATCCAGGGTGCGCCATTCTTCTGATTGGACATTTAAATAAGAGACAGAAAGCGAAATCGCTTTACAGAAATTTCGGAAGCATTGACTTCATCGCCGTATGCAGAAGCGTGCTTCTGGTGAAGCGGCTGAATTCACATTCATAAGACACTACAGAACTATAAGGCATTGGCAGCTACAACGAACGCAGACGGCATGTATTATGAAGTGACGTATAACGGAGATAAGGATGAGATTTATCTCGACGCCTATAAGAAATCGAAGAACGTCAAGATCGAGAACGTTGACGGCATTGTCCCGTACTGGGAAAAATTAACGTGACTGGGAGCTTAAAGACATGATCTATATTACAGGGAAGAGTGGGTCGGGCAAGGATACGGTTGCAGATTATTTAGCTGAACATTACGGCTTCAACAGAGTTTTACGCGACTCAACCAGAAGAAAACGGTCTGAGGATGACAACGCCTACAACTTTATACCAGATGCTTTGTTCGATGATAATTTAGCTTACGGCAAATACCTTGAACATGAAGAATATAAAAAGGCTGACGGCGAAGTCGTTAAGTACGGGACACGGAAAGAAGAATGGAAGGACAATGACCTGATAGTTGCCAGCGTCAACACCATTAATTCAATCGCCCAAAAAGATGACATAATTATTTATTTATATGCTGATTATAAGACAATATTAAACCGGCTGATTAACAGGGGCGATGATAACAAAGAGATCAAGCGGCGCATGAAAGCTGATGACCTTGACAACGTTTTACGTGATGATATTCCGTTTGTCATTATTAACAATAGTGACGGCGTTGATATAGATGAAACATGCAGAGAAATTTTAGATTTATGTGGGAAAGAGGTTTGATTATGATTACTTTGTACTCTACAAATTGCCCCAGATGTAACATTTTGAAAACTAAGCTTGACAATAAAGGGATTGAATATACAGAAGAAAATTCTGTTGACAAGATGCTTGCGCTCGGAATTGAAAGCGCCCCGGTATTAGAGGTTGATAATAAGATTTTGGATTTCTTTGAAGCAATCAAGTGGGTAGGAAAGGAATGATACAAGTTGAATATTGGTGTAAGGCTAGACAAAAATTTTACGACTAAATTTAATAGCCTAAAAGAAACGTATGGCGAGGAATTGGCTGATCTAAATGGTTTGTCAAATAAGAAATTAAGCTATACAGATTTCATTGACAATTTTATTGACAGGGATACGGTTGCAGATGCGAGCATAGATGGCAATTCAAATGTAGCTCATAAGGACATTGTGACTTTACTAAATGAGATGCCGAAGCCTCATCGAAAACTTTTGGCATTCAACAAAATTTATTATGAAATCAATAAGAAATACGGAAAGAGAATCGCGGATGAGTGGCTTGAAGATGAATGGTTTGGAAAACTTTATATGCATGACGCAGACACTTCTACATTCAAGCACTACTGCTTTGCTTACGACCTTAAAGATTTAGCAGAAAAGGGGCTTTATTTTGTGGAAGGGCTTAATGCAGAACCGGCGAAGCATCTTACGACGTTTGTTGATTTCGTGAAAGAATTTGTTTCTTTCACCAGTAACAGATCGAGCGGTGCTTGTGGACTGCCTAGCTTAATTCCATATATGTACTATTTCTGGAAGAAAGATGTTGATTCTGATTATCTTGGAATTAGGACATCACACAATGAAAGAAAATATGCAGAGCAAGGATTCCAGAGATTTATTTATGCGGTAAATCAGCCGTACTGCCGCGATGGAAGTCAAAGTGCATTTACAAATACAAGTATATTTGACCATCCGTATTTCGAGGCATTATTCGGCGGTTCAACATTTCCAGATGGAAGATTCATGATTGACTATGAAGAGGAGATAATCAATTTCCAGAAAATCTTTTTGGACGTGATGGCAGATATAAGACATCATTCTATGTTCACGTTCCCTGTCAATTCAATTTCTCTGCTTCGTAAAGAGGGGAAATTTGTTGATGAAGAATTTGCACGATACGCTATAAAGCATAATATGGAATGGTCTGATTCAAATATCTTCGTAGACTCTTCAGTTAACAGCCTTTCAAATTGTTGCCGGTTAAAAAGTAACATTAAAGACCTTGGTTATTTCAATTCCATCGGTGGGACAGCATTAAAAGTAGGCTCTGTAAAAGTATCAACTGTTAACCTCGCAAGAATCGCACTGGACACTAGCTCAGAAGATGAGTATCTCGGAGAATTAAGAAAGAGAACATACATTGATCTTGTTGCACTCGATGTTGTCAGAAATATTATAAAACGAAATGTAGACAAAGGGCTATTACCTAATTTCTCTTATGGGCTTGTTGACTTCGAACATTTATATAACACTATAGGATTTCTCGGCGTCTATGAGTCAATGAAAAAATTCGGATACATTAGGCAGGATGAGTTCGGAAATACATTCTATACAGACAAGGCCAGTGCTTTTGGAGAGAGAATATTTAAAACAATGAGAGCCGTTGCTGATGACTTCATCAAAGAAAACGGTTGCGATTATATGATAAATACAGAGCAAGTTCCGGGTGAACAATCTGCGGCTAAGTTAATGAAGAAGGATAAATTATTTTATCCAAATTCCAATATCTACGATCTCCCGTTATACGGTAATCAATTTATGCCGCTTGGCATCCAAACAACTCTCAAAGAAAGAATAAGAGTGCAAGCTGAATTTGATAACTATTGCAACGGAGGTTCGATCCTACATGCAAATATTGATTCCCCTTTCGACAGATTTGATAAAGCTTGGGACATGGTAAATTATATAGCTGACAAAGGTGTAACGTATTTTGCATTTAACACAAAAATTCAGTCATGTGAGAATCACCATGCATTCTATGGCAATGTTTGTCCAATATGCGGCAGACCTGTTGATACTGAGTACACAAGGATAGTCGGGTTCTATACGCCTATAAAAACTTGGTCGTCAGAGAGAAAAGCAGAGTATAAGATGAGAAAGTGGCATGAGGTTAGTTGATCAATGAAACTTATAGGCATTATCTGGGAAGATTTTGTTAACTACAAAAAGACAAGTATGACTCTTGAAATGCCTTATTGCACATTTAAATGCGGTAGCCAGTATTGTCAAAATAGCAGTCTGGCTGCTGCTCCGATTATAGATATCGACTCACAAAAAATCATAGAGGAATATTTGCATAACGATATAACAAACGCAATTGTGCTTCAAGGTTTAGAACCTATGGATTCGTTTCTTGAAGTTTTTGATTTTATCGCTCTTTTAAGGCACAATTATTGTTGCGATGATGATGTTGTTATCTATACCGGTTACAATAAGGACGAAATAAGCATTCAAGTATCTGAATTGTCTATATTTGAAAATATTATTATAAAATATGGACGCTATATACCAAACAGTATTGAACGCTATGATGATGTACTTGGCGTTAAATTGGCCTCAAATAATCAATACGCGGAGAAATTATGATAAACCTTATTTACTTTACCAAAGAAGAAGAGCTAGAAGAACTTACCGGCCTAAACCATGACGAGCTATGGGACAACGATTTCAATCTTGATGATTGGGATTTTGGCTTATGCACGGACGTGCCGCTCTATGAAGAGCATTACGATGATATAAATGACTACACCTATAAAGAGGCGGTTGCCGATTCAGAGTATTTATTGTTCTGGTTTGATGCAAGCCCATATGACTGGGAATGTACTGAATACAATGGCAAATATTACTACATGAGGTATCATTAATAGTTGACACAATTAGAATTATGTGGTATTGTATAGATGCGAAAGGAGAGGTGTAAGGATGAACTTTTTACGGGTAAGAAATTCTGGAAATACTATCAACGGATATGTATTGGATACCATCGACAATACTGAATATGATACACGTATGATTAAAATTGGCGACATGAGTAGCAATATGACATCAGACAGAGATTTTTATACTCCAAAGCGCATTATTCAGAACGGCGTAGCTACAATTGTGTTCTGGAAAGACGGCACGAAGACAATAGTTAAGTGCGCAGACGGTACGGAACCTGATGCTTATAACGCATTTACAGCAGCGCTTGCCAAGAAGATTTTCGGCAGTAATTCAGCGGTTAAGAATATCATTAAGCGCATTGAAAAACAGGAGGATAAATGAAGAAAATAATCTGCAATGACTCTGGAACAATCTACATAGCGGACGTTGAGGACGGAGAGATTTCAATTGATGGGCGTCCAGAAGTAACAAGTGACGCAATTGAAGCGGTTGCAAATCATTTTGTAAAATCAGAGGACTATAAGAGAATCGGGGTCAGTGGAATTAAGCTCCATGGGACGAATGATGTAATTGCTGTATTCAATTCTGACCTGTATGAGATTAAGAGGAAAGAGCTATGAAGAAAATAGTATGCAGTAACTTGGGAACAATCTATTACGCGACTATTTTGAAAAGCGGACTGATGTCTACAAAAGACAGGGTGGATGTGACAACCGATGCCATAAATGCCGTTGCTAATTACATCGGCTTAATGGACGATTATGAAAATATAGGAATTGCTGGCTTTGAATGGCCTGACAAGCATGTCGAATTAGTATTAGTTGACAAAAATAAATATGAAATCAAAGAAAGGGAGAAAAGTGAAAATCAGGATTAAGTATTTTGACAAAGAAATTGAGCCGATTGAGAAGATCAGCAAGGGTGACATGATAGACCTTCGAGCTGCGGAAGATGTAACAATGGCGGCGGGAGATTTCAAGCTAATCCCGCTTGGTATTGCCATGAAGCTTCCGGCTGGATATGAAGCTCATGTTTATCCCAGAAGCTCAACATTTAAGAAATTCGGCATCATTCAGGCTAATGGAGTTGGAGTAATAGACAATTCTTATTGCGGTGACAATGACGAATGGATGTTTCCTGCCATCGCACTAAAGGCAACGACAATTCATAAAAATGACCGCATTTGTCAGTTCCGTCTGGTTGAAAATCAGCCGCACATTACATTAGAAGAAGTAAACGAACTTGGCTATAAAGATCGCGGTGGTTTCGGAAGCACAGGTACGAAATAAATATATGGGATATGGAATAGGGTACAAGGGAAGCAAAAATAAGATAGCAGAAGAAATTCTTGAACAGCTTCCGTCAGGCAATAGACTGGTAGATCTTTTCGGGGGGGGGTCGCAATTACGGACTGCGCTTTGCGTAAGTTCCCTGATAAGTGGAATAAATTGCATTATAACGATGTTAACCCTCTCCTTCAGCCACTTATAACAAACGCTATAAACGGCAAGTACAGCGAGGATAATTTCAAACCAACATGGATAAGTCATGATGATTTTAACAGGCTAAAAAACACTGACGGCTATGTGAAGTGGATGTGGAGTTTCGGCTATAACGGCAACGATTATCTGTATTCAAAAAGCAAAGAAGATTGTATGCGTAAAACTTTTGAGTTTGTAGTGAATGGCAAAGAGTCGGATGTCACAGATGGTATTACATTAAGCAAAACAACAATTCATGACAGACGGTTGGAGTTTCTTCACAAAACAGGCGAAAGATTGGCAGTATTAGAAAGAATAGAGCGTCTTAATGCTTTGCAGTCTCTTGTGCAGTTAGACTCTTTCAAAAAGCTAGAACCTCTTACACAATTCGATTATAGAGATTTTACGTTTCTACATGGAGATGTCGTGTATTGCGACATCCCATATGAAGACTCTGTACACAAAAGAGACGATTACGGTGGCGGCTTCGATCACAAACAATTTTTTGAATGGGCTAAACAAATGCCGTTTACCGTGTATTACAGTTCGTACACAAAAGGAACTGTACTATGGCAGAAAAATGTCACTTCTATGATGAACACTGGAGCAGGCGCCGTTTGCAGGACAGAAACACTGTTCGCTATATAAGACAAATTGAGATAAATTTATGAGCAAAGATTGGACTGGTAATAACAGAAGCGCTTTTACAACTATAGGGGCCGAGGGACGGAGAGTAAGATGGCGTTGATTATTTTTATATAAATCAGCAACATTTTAAAACACTCGAAGATCAGAATTTCTTTGCAGAAACAGCGACATATAACGGATGGAGCTATACAGAATATGGATTTAAGAGAACAGGATGTGCTTGCTGTCCGTATGGTAGAGATTTTGATGATGAATTAAAGGTGCTGGAACAGCACGAACCAAACTTGTGTAAGGCAGTCAAGAATATTTTTCATGATAGTTACGAATACACAAGACAGTATAGAAAATTTAGGAAAGAAATGGAGGAATCAGGGGAAAATGAACCAGAAACATTGCCGAGGCTGTCCTCACTTAGATTTCAGCGAGATGTCTGATGAAATGTACTGCAAACTAAAAGACTACGAATTGATACGGCTGAGATGGCACAAGCAAAGACCGGATTGGTGTCCGCTTGTCACAGGAGCGGAAAGGCGGGAAGAATGAAAATCGGTGACAGAATATACGTTCGCGGATACGTTGACGAAATCCGTAAAGATACGGTTATTGTCCGGAATGATGGCGGGTACTTTGGGACGACTTGGAACGAGGTAACGCCATCCGCACAGCCAGAAATCATACGGTGCAAGGACTGCAAATGGTGTGAGGATGCTGACGGATTGATGTGCAAAAATACCGCATCATGGGTTGTTGCAACAGACTATGATTTTGGATGCGTATTGGCAGAGAGGAGACAGGATGGCTGAAAAAATGACAAGCAGAGAAATCCGCAAGCTGTTGGAAATCATAGTTGGAGGCACGGAGCCAGTAGCTGATACTGCGATTGATGATGTTGTAAACGAAAATTTGAAAACGCTTATCGACATAGGTAACTGGATACTTGATGGTTTGGTGTATGCGGCAGAGCATAGAAAAGACCCGTATTACAGCAGTCAAACCATTGGGGAAAGGGCATACGCTTGTATGCTTGAGTGGAAAGACTGGCTTGCAGAAAAGGAGGAAGAACTGGCGTGATGAGTGACTTAATCAGCAGACAGGCGGCGATTGATGCACTGATTGAGTTGTATGAATATCAAAGGGATATCGACCCAACAGAAGCGGCAGACCTTGTTAGGCAAGGGATATATCTTGCGGAAAAGAAGATTGAACAGTTGCCATCCGCACAGCCAGAACCGATAAAAATCAACATCGATGATTTCAACAAAGAGGACTTGGAGCGATTTAAAAAAGAATTGGGAAATACGCCGATAACTGTTCTGCCCGCACAGCCTGAAATCATACGGTGTAAGGACTGTAAGTATCGAGACGAAAACTGGAGAAGGGTATCTGTTAGATGGTTGCCATGCATGGAAGTGCTGACTGGCAGCAACTGGTATTGCGGAAGCGCAGAAAGGAGAACCGATGGATGATTTAATCAGCAGACAGATGCTTTTGGAATACATTCACGGCGAGCCTGTAGGAAGATTGTTATGCGATAAATACAATCTTGACGGACTGATTAAGCAGTTTCCATCCGCACAGCCAGAACGCAAGACGGGGAAGTGGATAGATGAGGGGTTTTACGCAGATGGGCATGGCGCTCATGCTTTTAGATGTTCTGAATGTGGTGGGCATATTATTGAGTATGATGCAGACCCGTTTTGCAGATGGTGCGGCGCTTATATGAGAGGAGAACAGGATGAATGATCTAATCAGCAGACAGGCGGCGATTGATGCGTTGCATATGCACCTTATGTACCGCATGGGAACGGATAGCAATAAAAAGCGGCTTGATGATTGGATTAACAGTTTGCCGTCCGCACAGCCAGAAATCAAACCGATAGAATATCGTGACTGCGCAGATGCAATGCTCAAGATGTGGATAGATAATGTTGTAACGGATGGGGAATACAATCGCATCATGGACAAACTGAATGCACATTGGGGGAAGAATAATGGATGATTTAATCAGCAGACAGGCGGCGATTGCTCACGCCGTGCCGTTAAATCTGTTTGGGCGCGAGGTCATGATGGTGTCGGTCAGTGAATTGGAAAACTTGCCATCCGCACAGGCAGAGCGCACATGCGTAAATTGTGGCAGGACAGTAAACAACGGTGGATGGTATGTAGACGGGAGAACAAGATGCCCGATAGAAGAACATTATGCGTTGCCGAAAGATGGGTACTGCCATTTGTGGGAGAAAAGGAACGTTACGGTTGACGATTATCCAGAAAGGAGAACCGATGACTGATACGGAGTTAAAGAGAAGAAAAGCAATTTGCGAAGCTGCACACGTAGATGAGATTGACGATGTAAGCGATGGTTTTCACACATTCAGACAGCTTTACTATCAGCGCATGATGTTGTTTGCAGCAATCGTTAAACAGAACAAAGATAAAGCATGGAAATCACTTAGACACGAAGATGGGGAGCTTTGCTTCGGTGGCGGCTGGTTTATTGTCGGCATTGATACTCCGGAAGGAAGTTACACATATCACTATGAAAACAATTATTTTAGCCTGTTCGATTGTGAAGAGCTTGAGCGCGGCAAGCATTGGGACGGACATACTGAAAAAGATGTGACGAGACTACTGTCATTATCGCCCGCACAGCCAGAACCATTGATAGATAAGGAGCAAAGAATATTCCTTGCGGCGATGGGCAGAGAAGAAAAGGTCTGTAAGCAAGTCGATGAAGAGTGCAGAGATTGCAGAGAAGCGTATGAGGACAGCCTCGTCAAAACTTGCCACGAAATAATAAGAAAGGTAAAAGGTGCACTATGGACTTAATCAGCAGAGAAGATGCCATTCGATGGGTAAAAACCGAATGCAATCCATACGGAAAACCTACGCTTGATTTTGAAAGCGGCAAAAAGGTTATAGAGCATCTGGAACAGATGCCATCCGCACAGGAAACGCACGAAGAACGCACGGAAACGAATGCGTATTGCCCGAACTGCGGAGCAAAGATGGATGAGGAGGAAGATGAATGACAATGAAGAAGAAAACAGGATTGATTGTCGTGATAGTTGCTATTTTGGCAATCATTGCGATTATTTTGATGATACAAGCACCAAGGAATCACGCAATATCACTTGAAGAGAGTGTTGAGACAACAAAGAGCGATATTTCAGTGATCGAAAAGAAGAGAGCAGACCTCGTTTATAACCTTGCGGACTGTGTAAAACAATATAGTGAGTATGAAGCAGGAATTATTGAGAAATTCGCAGATGCAAGGGTTGATGATACATCAACACAGATTAAAGCTATTGCGGAGAATTATCCAGAGTTGAAAGCAAGTGAAGAATATAAAACATTGATGCTTGAGCTGACTACACTTGAAAACGAAATATCACAGAAGCGGTCGGCATACAACATAAGCGTGACAGAATATAACAGATACGTGAAGTCATTTTTGCCTAGAGTAAGTTTTGGATTGAACGGATATGAGGTAAAGAGATTCAAGAGGATTGAATATCAAGGACTTGAGGATGCACCGAAGGACTTATTCAAGTAATGGAGATAACAAAGCGAGAAATCATTGTTTGCGTTGCTATCATTGCCATGTGGATATGTACCACGGTTGGAATTGACCACCTTGTGACACAATCTGCAAGTGATAAAGCAATCAAATATGAGCAGGCAGTGCATGTTGAGAGTTCGGACATGTTCAGCTACGCCATAAACACGAACTTGGGTGATGTATTGACCTATGGATGGGTAAAAACAATTGATCCTGTTGGATATGATGAAATAGGCAAGAAATACATGTCGGCATCTTATGTGAAGGAGAAACACACGATGCACACAAGAATTGTGACACACTCCAATGGGAAAGGCGGCGTATATACAACAATCCAAATATATTACACATGGGATGTGGTTGACGGAGATCAAGTGACTTCAAAGAATGTGAATTATCTAGGACAGAAGATACCAACAAAGGAAATTCATATAGATAAAGAATACATTAAAACTGTAAAAGATGGGTTTGATATTCGCTATAAATACTATGGAATACCTAAGAATTTCAAGGCAACGATGTTCATCAATGCAAATGGCAAGGCGAATGTTGAAAGCACATACAAGGATAAAAATATTGAAGAAGTCATTAAAGACAGATGGAAATCAATAAAGAGCGCTCATGCAATTACATGGATAATATCAATGATATCGATGTGCCTTACGGTATTTGCGTTTGTATATCTTGATAATGATTGGTTGAATAGTTGATGAGGTGGATGAATGAAGGACGAAACGATGTTTGTGCTCACAGAAAATGGCGAAGGGAAATGGGAAAAATATGACGATACGTACGACATCACAATCCATTGCCGAAACCGGGAAGAGAACGAACGTGTAATGAAAATAATTAATGAGGCCGCAAAAATATTAAAAGAAAAGCGAGACGGATAAAGAATTTGAAAGGGGATGCGCAAAGTGAAGCACGTCATGGGCAACACGCCACGGTGCGACGAGTGCTATTTTTACACAGCGAAAAGCGAACGTGAAAAGGACAACTGGCTAGACGGATGGTGTCGGCAGGAAAACATGGTGAAAAACTGGCAGCAACGCGAGAGGATGAAAACGAGCGCGAATGGAAGATGCCGCTTTTGGGAAGATGCCGAAGACAGGCTCACATACTACGAGGTAGAGACACGATCCCCGGAGGCGTGGCGGTCTGATATAGAAAAGTGCATCATAGAGAAGATGCTGAAGGAGGACAAGCAATGAAAGTTGAACTTGATGAAAGTGCTTACATGCCAGAGAAAGCGCACGAAGCAGACAAGGAAGAACATGAGCGGCGTAAACTTATGCAGGAACTCAGACAAAAAGAAGCACTGCACAGAAGCAAAGAACCTAACTTTTATTGGTTTTCTGCTACTTCACATTTAGAGCATCTGCGCCCGGAAAATGCAACAAGATTGATCTATTTGGCAACCTTTCAAGATTACGACACGCGCGCACTTATGAACGGGGGGAAGCCTATAAAAAGCACACAGATTGCAGATATTCTAAAAGTGAGCAAGCCTATTGCTTATAAATTTCTTGCCGATGCAAAGGAACAGGGCTATATCACTGAAGGGGAAGACAAAGAATTGTATCTAAGTACAGCTTTCAAAAAGGAAAAATGTAAAGGGGACAAAAAGGAATACCCGTATTATAAATTCTATATCGAAACTATCCGGCAGTTGTACAGGGGCACAAAGGCTAGCGAACACAAAATGTTAGGATATGTATTCGCTATGTTCCCGTATATCAATCTGAACTATAACATTCTATGCACTGACCCATACGAAAAAAATATAGATTCTATTATACCGATTACTGAATACGACTTCCTTACTAACTGCGGCTACAATATAAGCAATGCAAGCCGTATAGCTAAACGTCTTGCTAATTTTAGCGTTACAGTCCATGGGAAAAAATATCAGTTAATTAGTTTTTCTGGTAACGGGCGAATATCTAAATCAAAAGTATTTATCAATCCTTATGTTGTATGTTGCGGATATTCAAATCAGATTATGGATTTGTTAAAAATTATGTTTTTATCCGGCCAAAAAAATTAACTCGTCATTAGGAGGACACTCGTCATTATGAAAGTAATAAGAAAGCAGATGATTGATACTGAATTGTTTGAGCTTGGAGATGAGATTCGGTTCAAGCTCACTACTGGCGAAAAGGTTCATGCAAAGGCGGTACAGGAGTGCGAAGAAGGAATGCTCTTTATCACAAAAGACTGTATCGGAAAAGAAATGCCGATGTACAAGGACCCATCTGAAGAACGTCTGGATTATCTTCATTCCGATTTAAGGAAATATCTTAATACCGAACTTCTCTCCCTTTTCCCTGAGAAAATAAGAAGCAGGATGCTACCCATGATGATTGAAGATTCCGAAGATTATATTCGTATTCCTACTGAAAAGGAAATCTTTGGAGAAAATAATATCGCCGCTGAGGAATTGTATACAAAGCGGTTCTATGGTATGAAGCATCATCGCAATCGTATCACGTTTGTGCACAAAGACGAATGGAAAACGTTGGAATGGTATTGGTTGCAGAACTATGCTTCCTGTGCCGCTTTCGCATTTGTGGACGGCTTCGGCACTGCGGCCTGCTTAAGCGCTTCTAGCTCTTTTGGCGTTCGTTCCGTTTTCATGTTGAGTAAAGTACGAAGTAAATACGATTGATGATTTTTCAAAATATTATTTAATGCAAAAACAGAAGTCATATATAGATGGGATTGGCAAATTGTTGCTCCTGTCTATATATCAGCAAATTGATTGGAGGTAACACGTTTTAGCACCGTTCAGAATATTAAAAATCGCAGCCCTTGTCTAGCAGAGTGCCAGACTTATAACATCATGGAGGTTTGATTGTGAAAAGAAGCGATGTTTATATCATTTACAACGAGAGTAACGGCAACAGAAATAAGGTTGTCAAGCTAAAGGGGTACATGTTCGAAAAGAATGGGCACTGGTTCACTGTCCGTCATCGTGACTTGGGTATACCGAACGATTCCAGATACAAGAAGTGGATTATTTCGGATTTTGTGACGGGGCTTATTATGACGTCCACAGACAACCGGCTTGATGATGTACCGGATGCTTTACCGGAAGCCATGATATGCAAGCTATTCGAGATGTATCTTGCACAATATGATTGGCTTGAGGAATACGCACAGATGATTAACGAAGCGATGTACATGGATAACCCGGAAAACAAGCTGATTGACCTGTTACAAGAAGATGCCGGTGAATTATTCCGCTGATGGGGGTTAACGGATGAAAGAGACAATATTTTATATTTGCGAGATTTGTAATGGAAGATATGCCAGCAAAAAAGAAGCCGAGAACTGCGAAGCAGCGCACATCAAACCAAAGCGGCTAACAGAGACAATGAAATTCCACCCATACAAGAGCGGAAAGGACCCGATTCTCACACGCTACGAAGTATCACAGTACCCTGACTGGATAGACATCGAGATGCAGGATGGGAAAACGGTCAGATACAAGCGGTAGGAGGAAAGACTGATGATAGTAATGCGCAGGGTGAAAATTGAGGTAAATCGCCCGAAGATCGGGGACCGGATCAGTGTCGGACACTACACAGCGACGTGCCAGAAACTCACGCCGAAGGGAGCGCTGTTTTTGTTGGACCAGTACCTCGACAGGGCCTTCCAGATGAACTGGAATGACACGAACGAGGGCGGGTATGAAAAGAGCTACCTGCGGAAAGCTCTGCAAAGCGACGAGGTGCTGAACATCTTTTCAGACATCCGCGACTACATGGTCCCGTTCGACAACGGCGACCTGCTCCGGATCCCGTTCGCCGGAGAGATGTTCGGCGACGAGGTGCCGCAATGGATCGAGTCTGACAGCAATGAACAGTGGCCGCTCATGAAAGACGCGCACAACCGCATAGCGTCAAGGTGCGGAGATCCCGAATGGGGATGGCTCGCGAACACATCCCGCGATACCTCGCCGGCTTTCTGCTCTGTCACCGCCTACGGCGCTGCGAACGGCTAGCTCGCCTCGTACGTCTTCGGGGTCCGGTCTGTTTTCACATTAAAAATTAAAAGGCTGTAGGAGACGGAGGAGTGAACTAACGGGCAGATAAGTACAAAAAGGCAGTTGGAATGTGATGAATGCTTATCCTTACAAGGAAAGTGATGCAGAGAGGTGAACAGGATGACGAAAGCAGAAGCAATAGCAATGCTCAAACGGATACAAGAGCCAGAGGCATGGGAGCCACAGATAAATCAAGCGGCATTTGAAGCACTCGACATGGCAATCGAAGCACTCAGTCAGGAATCGAGCGAGGACGTTATAAGCAGACAGGCGGCGATTGATGCGGTTAAGAAAAACACATTTCGTCTTACGTTTGCGGAAGAACAGAATTGCGAGGGTCATGTGGCGTGGAGTGCCGAAGCTGTTTACAGTGATGTGATGGAAGGGGCGTTGCTAGAATTGCCATCCGCACAGCCTGAGCGCACATGCGTAAATTGTGGCAGGACAGCAAATAACGGTGGATGGTATGCAGACGGGGGAACAAGATGCCCGATAGAAGAACATTATGCATTGCCGAAAGATGGGTACTGCCATTTGTGGGAGAAACGGAACGTTACGGATGACGATTATCCAGAAAGGCGGGAAGATGAGCGACCTGAATCATGATTTACACGCCAGAGCGGTCAATGCGTTGTCTGAAAACGAAGTGCGAAAGATGGAACACTGCGTAGGATTTGACCGGAAGAAAATCTATCATCGTGGCGGCACGGCGTATTACAAACCGTACCGAAACTATTACGATGCAGGCGGCACGGATATGCGGGTCTGGGAGCGGTTGGTAGAAAAAGGATTTGCTGATTGTGCGGAACCAAAGAAGGACGATGAGATTGACGATAGATACATGTGAATTATGCTACGAAAAGGTGGGGTGGCATGTATGAAACTTGATAAAGAAGAAATATTGAAAATGAGTAACATGATTTTAGACCAATATATTCCATTCAGTGTAAGAATGGAATACACGAGTAGCAAGCAAAAAGAGATGATTGCATCAAACAACGGACTCATTAAAGCCGTGAATGTGATAATCCGTAATTATTCTAAGTCGGAAGAAGATGCAAAAGAAATCGTAAATTCTGTGAATGGACGGATAAAAATCTATTGTGAAGGTTTATAGAACATACCACTTAAATACCAATCAATTCTTACTAAGTGACGAAATTTGGTTCACAGTAGTGATTGAAGCAAGAATCCCACGACTAAAGTCGTGAGGAGTGTCAAACAGAAAGGATGAATAACAAGATGAATGAAGTCAAAGGTTTCAAAATGTTCAACCCTGATTGGACATGTAGAGGTAAACAGTACACTTGTCCCGGCACATTTGAAGAGGATGTGACACCTGATGTGTGCAACGTGGGAATGCATTTCTGTGAATGTTTGGCTGATTGCTTCAATTACTACAGCGATGCAAATGAAAACTACCATGTTGCTGAAGTGATCGCACACGGTGAAATCAGCAGAAGAGAAGACAAGTGCTGCACGAACAAACTTGAAATTGTCCGTGAAATACCGTGGTCAGAGGTTTTGCAGCTTGTCAATATAGGAAAAGCCTGCACCGGCATCTTCAACACCGGGAACTTCAACACTGGGACCCGCAACGCCGGGGACTGGAACACTGGCGTCTGGAACACTGGGAACTTCAACATTGGGAACTGGAACACTGGGGACTGTAACATTGGGAACTGGAACACTGGGAACTTCAACACTGGGAGCTGGAACACCGGGAGATGGAACACTGGGAACTTCAACACTGGGGACTTCAACAATACCTTTGGTTCTGCTGGGTGTTTTAACACAGAAGAGCAGCCCGTCATGATGTTCAACAAACCGTCAGGGTGGACGTTGCGTTACTGGATGAATAGTGAAGCACGGCATTATCTCTATCAGATACCAAAGAACGTTGTCGAATGGGTGTATTCTCATGACATGACGGATAAAGAAAAGGCAGCACACCCGGAACATGAAACGACAGGTGGTTATCTGAAGGTGCTTGATGAAAGTGAATGTGCACAGATTTGGTGGGATAATGTCAGTGAACACGTCAAGCATGTGATCATGGATTTACCTAACTTTGACGCTGAAATCTTCAGACGGTGCACCGGCATAAAGGTAGGCGATTGAATGTTTAACTATTACGGTATGCGGTTGCGTGGGTTCAGTCCGGGTTGTCAGCCGTTGGTGAAGTTTCACAAAAGACTAGAAGATGCGCTGAACGCCGGCCAGTGGGTAAACGAGGAGGAAATGTGATGATTAAAGTAGAAAACATTGAAGTATGGGGATTTGAACACGCTATCCGAGGGATGAGAAATCCATTGAACAGTTGGAGCAAGTCTGATTCTCACAAGTGCGACTGGCAATTATCCGAGAGTTGTGATGATTGCGGAAAGCTGGATGCTGATAACACTGGTGTGTGTGAGTCCGACAGACAGTTTTACTGTATCGGAAAGAATGACCTTGATTTAATGAAGCGGCTTTTCAAAGCGGGAACAGAGCATAGGAAGTATCTTCGTCAGATATTTGTATCTATGGATATTGTAGCCCCGTTATATTTTTGGAAGCAAATGGACCAATACAAGATTGGGACAGGAATATAGAGGATCTTGCGTATCGCAATTGAGGTAAACAGATGGATATTACGTACTGTATGAGAAGCGACTGTAAAAATAAAGATTGTGAGAGACACCATGACAATATACCCGTTGGCGTCCCCGTGAGTGTAGCTGATTTCAAAGAATGTGAAAAATATCAAGAGGAAGATAAGTATGCTGAGTAAAGAAGAACTTGCTAAAGTATCGAGCGATATTAACAATATTGTAAACAACCTTGAAATGGACGATATAATGTCCGCTATTGCTTTTGTTCTGGTGTCCCAGACATCTTACATATCAGACAAGGATCGTTTCGCCAGTAACATAGAAGCGGTTAAAAATAATGTGAATATACTAGTTGACGTTGGCAGAGATTTTGTATTGGAGAATTGGAAATAAGCTCAAATAGGCCATGTTAAGGAGAACACAATATGAGAGTTAGAGATAACGACTTTGGAGAAATATTAGTTAATGCAGTCCGCTACTATCATGGGAAACGCACACCTGAATCGACACTTATCATGAAAATTGCAGAGATATACCTTAACCAGATTCCGTATAAATACCTTGCAATAATCGACAATGATTGCAGGAAGATGACGGAATATGATTTCGGGGATCCGCAGATTGATAAGCCGCACTGGATGAGGTTTTGGGGAATGATTAGGAGTGAAATCGCAAGAAGGAATGAAAGCATATTGAAGGAGTGACGCTTATTGGAGATACCCGAGAAATATCGTGATAAAATTTTTCTTGACACAAAAGACATAAAGGATATGCTTAATGTAGGGGATAACTCAACGTACGAGTTTCTTCGCAATGCCCCATTTAGAACTGTGAGGGTTGGCAGTATGATAAAAGTTCCCGCCAATAGCTTTTGGAAATGGTACTTTAGTGAAGAATAAATACTACCAAAGTGACCATTGTGTACTACCGTGCATACTACCAAACATTATAAAACCATATAATGTTAAATAAGGTTAGATAATGTTAGGTAATGTTTGCGGACTCAAGAGAATAAGGTGTTTTAAGGCTATTTAAGGTTACTTAATCTTACACAATGAAAAAGAGGCAGTTTACTACTTCCAATCACTCGATAGCTGAAAACCGCATTGACAAGCCATTCTTTATGATCTATACTACCATCTGTACTACCAAACACGAAAAAGGAGGTTCTGAACAGATGGCTAGGCGTCAAGATGTAAAAGACACGAATTTCCCTGGTATCAAACAACGTATTTCAGACGGCAAATACATTGTTTCCATCGACATGGGTAGACAAAAGAAGTGGGATAATAAAACTAAACAATACAGATTAAGGCAGATTAAGTCTACAAGGGTCGTTTCAACGCTAAAAGAGGCTAAATCCCTTGTAGGCAAAAACAATTCTGATAAGGAATTCAAGCGTAAGACGGGCGTAACGCAGAAAGTCCCGTTTGGCGCTTGTTCGCAGCAGTATTTGGATGCCCATAAGGATATTTGGACTGTGACATATATGGTTAGAAATGAAGTCATGCATCGCAGATGTGTGGCTTATTTTGGTAGTACGGACGTCCGCAAAATTGACACTCTGGATATTGAGGAGTTCTTTAACGCATGTAAAAATGGAGAGATGGTCGGCTATGAACGGTTGACTAATAACTCTGTTATCAAAATCAAAACTTATCTCAACGGGCTGTATAAGTGGATGAAGAAAGCTCCAAACAGATATGGCGTAAGCATCAACCCAGTCACAGATGCAGACCCCGGCAAGAAGGAGATGTTTAAGGCAAAATCATTGACAGAAGAAGAAGCTAAGACCGTCCTTAAATATGTCATCAACAATGAGGATGATACCGCCACCATGGTTCTTTTCGCTTTGCCGATTTTAGCCGGGTTAAGGCGTGGTGAAGTCAGTGCACTGCAGTGGCAGGACATTGACTGGGATACTGATCGCATTCATATCGTCAGACAGCGAATTGATGTGGCTGGACAGTCTTTGATCAAAGTTCCTAAAAATGGCAGCGACAACGGTAAGACGCCAGAAGAACGGCGAGAACGATGGACGGCAATGCCGAAACTACTTAAAGATATATTGACAGTTGCAAAGGCACAGCAGGTAATATTCTTAGGGCGTGACTTAAAAGCGGATGATTGGGTTTACCGCCCGAAGGTTAATTGTGTAAACGATAATTCCCCAAACGCAAAAAAACTTGACAGAAGATTCTGTGACGTAAAGAAAGCTATCGTTAGAGACATAGGGCTTGATATAAGCGAACTCAGGCTTCACGATCTACGGCACACATTTATCTCATTGTGCCTTAATAATGGGGTGAGTACATTAAGGGTCGCATCGTCAGCCGGTCATTCGTTTAATAATGATTCTTTAACAACTGTAAAAGTATACTACCATGATGATGGTAACCGTACAGAAAACATCAACTGCCTTAATAAGATATTTGATATAGATATTGACATTGATACAATGATAAGCCAATTGGAAAAGCCGAGAATCAGGATATCGAAACGGCCTAATCCACGGTCAGATGAATACTAAGACAAAAAAGGGGTGACACCACATACGGTATCACCCTTATAATACTTTACGCAAGATTGTAATCTGAGAATTATCATTTTGGCAATTTTTTGGATTTTGCCAAAAGTGTATTTATTGTTTTTGAAAGGTTTTGTTTTATGTTTTCGCGCAGCTCTGCCCTGATATATACGGGCGTAAGCTTTGCGTCTGGGAAAAGCACATTAAACATCTCCGTACAGTTATCAGCCGTCCACATCATAGCTTCTTCTGCGTCAACCGGCATTATCGCCGTGTCGCAAAACATGAAGTACCCACAATTTTCCCTATAGCATAGCATCTGTTCATTATTTTGTGCTAGGACGGATGCCTTGTCCGTATCGTAAGTTTTCCCCTTTATTTTTGCTCTCATTTTATAATTGCAGAATAACCTTTCGCCTTAAGGTCGGCAACGAGTTTGTCAGCATTCGCTTTAACTGAGAAAGCGCCGCACTGCACAATGTAGTTAGAGCCATCCTTTTTGATTATAGCAGAAAAGCCATCGGTTTTCAGCTTTACTACAAGTTTATCTGCATTATTTTTCACTGAGAATGCACCAGCTTGGACAGTATATGTCGTTGGGGCAGCAGCCGATTTAATCCGCAGAATGTAAGAAATCTTCTGGTTGTCATAAACAGTTTTGCCGTACCAAGTGACAAATTCCTGACCTTCATGTGACGTATCGCGGTCATTACAATATGCACGTCCACCATCATACCAAGTCCCATTTCCTGCATACGCATTAGTATGAGTGAGATTTTGATATAAAACCACGTCACCGGCTTGAAGCGTCCCGTCTTTAATCGCCTGCGATACGGTCTTTTTGCTGTTTACATGAATTGTTTGCATGATACTCTGGACGCTAAATGCGGCATTACCCTTTATCTTGCCCTTTGAGCCATAAAAGTATTTATTATCGTTCGGCATTACTCCAGCGAGTTTCAATGCCATTACAACCATATTAGCACAGTTTGTTTTCCTTACATTTACGGCTTCAGCCCATTTCTGCTTTACGCCATGATTAGAATAAATCCACTTCTTGCCAGCTTTACGGTCGGCCATCATTTTGGCATTCATGTCTTTAAGGGCGTTCAGAAAACCTTGCGGAGTCGTGGCATAAGTTGATGCATTGGCAGTCTGAGAAGTTACCGATTTCGCGGTATTGGTAGCCGCTTTCTGCGGTTTTGTAGTGCTCATTTCGTCATACTGGGTAAGGTTGAACCGGTTGACGAGAGAGAGTAACTTGTCCACGTATTTCACATCTGTAGCATAGCCGCCCTTCTTGATCAGCCGAATTTGCTCTTCAGCATTCGTAATCTTGTTAATATTCGGATATCTCAAAGCAGAACCGTTCTTAGCTCCAATGAAATAAGCAGCTCGATCTCTTACAGACGCTTCAATGTTTGGATACTTTCTAAAATCAGCCGTAATGTAGTAAACGTTTCCATGAACGTCCTGTTCAGCCGTTTTCTTCGTATACACAGACTTGCCGTCCCACGTAGAACCAGACCAACTGTTTCCACTTAACGATGCTTTCATGCCGTGCATATTATTGGCATTCTGCGCGAGATCGGTAGTGCCGTAACCAGACTCAAGACAGAACTGAGCAAGACCTACCGATGCAAGCATACCCGTGTCTTTCGCAACCTTCTGATAAATAGGTGCAACCTTCTTTATTTTTTCCGCTTCAGTAAGTCCGTTTAGGTCTTTTGCCTGAAGCTCATGTGGCTTTACGGGAGAAGTGTTCCTGTATACTTCTTTGCCGTTTTCGTCATATACGGCATACCCAAGAGGACAGTTAGCCTTTGCGTTATCAATGAGCTTATACGCTCCAATCTGCGTTTTTGCATCGTCCCATGTTTTTCTTACACGATAGAATGTTTCAGTTGCATCCGTCTTTGACGGTGCAACATAAACCGCTTTGCCGTTCTGATCAAAAACGGTATATCCTTCCTTACAAGCATTCTTTGCATTATCAAAGACTGTGTAAGCACCGATCTGGGATTTCTCATCGTCCCACGCCTTACGTATTCTGTAAACAGCAGAAGATGACATATTGCTTTTTGTAATTGTTGTATTTCCTTTCATAGCCTCTGCTACATCTTTTCTAAATCCGTCCATTGTCAGTCCAAATTTTGACCATATATGAGTAGGATCGACATGTGCCGTTGAAAGTCCTGCCTTGCGCCCTTCATCATGTGAACTGATAAGATACAGTCCTGATGATAATTTAGCCATTGGATTCCATCCGTGCTGATTGCACAAATATGCGCACAGCTGAACAGCAGTGTTATATCCACGCATAATATCAGCTTTAAATTTTTCAGGATTTGTAATAGCGTAATTTGCGCCATTTCCTGTATATCGCATATAATCTGATTCTGCAATTTCAAATGTAATCAGATTATGGTTTCCATAACCTCCATCAGCCCACGCATAGTATGTATCTGGAAGAATATGAAGAACCTTACCTTCAACCTCTGCGTCTACAATGTAATGTACACAGGCAGACACGGACGGCTGATTCCAATAATCAGCAATTGCCTGAGCAGTATTCTGCGCCGTGCCAATGCTATGCACTTGAATGCCGATAGCCGTCCTTTTTCTAGCCTGTTGATAACATCTGTTTTTAGTCAGATAATTTTCAATTATTTTTAATGTCAAAATAACACCTCATTTTAGAATTTAAGCTGTTTTAATCGCAAATAATATCAATTCCATATGCCATGGCAGCATCGTGTTCAATTTTACATCCACGAGCTTTAGCCCATCCCGGAGCAAAGAATACTTTATCCGCTTCAGAAAGTCTTTCAAGCGACTTTCCAAGAAACCAGAGCGGTTTCGCATCTGCCGGAGCGTCTTCAAAATACGAATCTACAATATCCGTTTCGTGACCGTATTCCATTTTAATCTCAGCGACAATATCTTTTCTTTCTCTAACAATCTCAGCGCTCGTTCTTCCATTCATCGGCTGACTAATAAATACTTTCATTCGGCATTGTCCTCCCTGGGTTTCTCATATGTAAGCGCCTGTTTTGAGTCAGATAATCCCTTTGTGGTAGGATCATTTACAACGCCCATAATGACAAGCACTGCAAACACCGCATCAATAGCGGCTACAATCTTGCCAGACAGTTCAGACAGATCAATCTGATACCCGAAAATAGCCGCGATCATCTGAATAGCAATAATTACCGCAGGAATGAAGGTATCCCAGAAGTGCACATTTTTAATTCTTACTTTCCAGTTAATCATTTACTTTACCTCCTTGAATTATGGCTTCATTAGAATTTTTAAAATTAAAAACAGGATGGGTTAAAATCCATCCTGCCGATAATCAAAAAATAATAATCTTTTATCAAAAATCATTTAGTATTTCACTTCATCCAGTCACGGTCACCGTCAGTCTTTAAGATTTTATCACGCCTGACAGCTTCATCGGGCAACAGTATAGGAAGGTTGTTTACTTCATCCATAACACGTCTTGCTGTACCGTTCCCGCCAAGATTTACGTATGGCTGATAAATATAATCATTCAGATTTTCATATTCTTCATGCGTCAACCCGCCACGTTCAAGATATTTCCCACCAAGGTATATAATCCTGTCGTGCCCCTGTCCTCGAATAGCATCGCCGAGTGCGCTTATCTTATCTGATAATTCCTCATATTCCTTTGAGTGTTTGTCATTTTTCTTGTCGTGACGGGCAATAAGAAAGGTCAGGAGAGTAACCCCTGACCCGCCAAAGATAGCACCTATTACCGTGCTTAATATTGTATCCCAAAAAGGACTCATTATTATACCTCCGTTTCAGTCCATCCGTAAACTCCGGGTGCCCATACGTTGTTATCAATAGTTGATACCCATCTTTTCCCGCTATATGTCACCTTATCATCTTTGGCATAGGCGTCCGTTGCTCCGGTCGGCTGAACCCAATTTGCAATAACGCTTTCCGTATTGCCAGTTGTGCCTTTTTCTTCAGCAATACTCCATCCATATACACCGGGGACCCACACATTATCATTAAGGTCTGATACCCATCTTTTCCCGCCATATGTCACCTTATCGTCTTTGGCATAGGTATCTGTTGCTCCTGTGGGCTGTACCCAGTCCGGATAATCCGCATCATTGCTTCGCCCGTCAATACGAGAAAAGAGCGCAGGAGTTTTATCCGGCATCCAGTCGGACTGAGCAGTATGCGCTTGAAGAACCTTATAGATAATTCCATTATACCCAATGCGTTTTCCAGTCTCATAAGACACTCCCGATTTCCATTCAGGGAACATATCTATGATATTGGTTTGATTATCTTTAAGGAAATCGTCTATTTTCTTATCAATTTCTTCCTTGCTTTGTTCTCTGAACAAAATATAGCAGTTACCTTTTATTTGGTAATTATATAGAAGGACAGCGTTTTCCCAGTGATATTTCTGGGTATTGCCATCCTTTATAACAACATCATGCCCATTCTCATAATCACTAAGATTGTTCATGAAATTTTCAGTTACAATCGCATTTGCGGATAACGTACAGTCGCAGATTTCTTTTCCGTCAAGTACTAGTTTCATTTACATCATCTTCTTTCGCTTCTTTATTGTATGCTTCAATATCAGCCGATAATTGTCTTTCTTCTGCAGCCAAGATTTCATCTAAAAGCTGCTTAACTATTGGCTCTAGAATATATGGAGAAAGTTTTGATTTATTTACAAGTTCAACAAGATGCATCTGAAAATCATGCCTTGCAATCGATAACGGTTTATCCATGCTTCTCTATTTCCTTTCATTTTAGTATCTGCCAATCACAGTAATACTAGAGTTTTGTGCGACAGTAATACGCCAACAATTCCCGGTTCCAGTTTTATTAAGCACTGTAAATGTTGTATTTGCGTCACCGCCATAAATGGCTTTGTAACTTATACCCATGTTTGGTGACGTACCGGCATACCAGAAAAGATATGCTCTGTAATCCGATATAATTACGATGCCGTGTTTTAAACCGCAATCGAGGGTTTTAGCCCAAGCAATAGCCTGCACTCTTGCACATTGAGCCAGATTAATGCCGTTCCAGTTTCCAATGAAGTTAGGCGCTTTTATTGCTTGTGAAAAATCAAACTCAGATCCAAAATTACTGATACGGCCAGTATAGTCTTCAGTCGATCCAGACGAAGAATGAAAGTCAATATACCTACCGACTTCAATTCCACCATCACTATTAACTGTAGAAATTTTAGGCCATGGTCCATTTTTGTTTTGCTCGACAATGTTGTAGCCGTTTAATGTACCGTTTATAGTCGTGCTCCGCAGGGCAGTATAAGTAGGATATAAAACTACGTTATTCTTCATAGTGTTTGAAGAGTCTCGGCAATCTATCCAAACGAAGCTATCACCGCCGCCGCACATAAATCTATATGCTGAGTTTGAGGAAATTGCTAATATTCCGCTTGCTGACATATCTCCGCCGGTGACTACACCTCCAGCACTACGCACCAACCCAGTTGTAGATACAGTAAAGCTATTGCTTCTGGCTGAATCTGATGATCCGTTTCCTATTATAAGCATAGCATTGGCATCATCAGCATTGTATTGTCCAAAGACTACCTGAGAAGTAGCTTTGGCATATAGATACCGTCCATGTGTGAACGATACTTGACCTATGGAATTGCATCTGACTCCGCCAGCATAAGACCCATATCCACTGGCTACATTAGAATATCCGGTAGCAAAAGCTTGACCACCGGATGCTATTGATGCATACCCCTGCGCATGGGAACAATTTCCTGATGCTATTGTTAAATATCCTTCAGCATACGAATAGCGTCCTGAAGCGGTAGTTCCGTATCCACTTGCATAAGACTCATATCCTGAAGCATCGACATTGCTTCCAAATGCATAGCTGAAAGTTCCAATTGAACTGTCTTCTTTTCGCATTCCAAGCGTGAATGCCTTTGTATATTTACTTGACGTCTGGTAGTTTACAACTATTTGTGCACCATCTGCAGGTGCCGTATTAAATGTAAGGTGTATAGCATTAGAAACACTGTAGTCTGTTGTGGCAGTACCGTCGATTGTTACTGTAACAGTTCGAGACGTGTTAACATAAAATGAAGTTAAAAATTCTTTAGTTGTTCCATCCCCAGTGAAATTATCGGTAACTTCATAATATCCATCTTTATTTCTTAGATCACTGATATAAACATATGTATTGCCATCCTGATCAATCATTTTGAAAGAATGATAGTCAAGATTAAGATGTGACTCATTCTCAAGGCCAATTTGTTCACCACTGCTTAAGAAATTTGCAAGATCTGTCAAACCCTTTCGGACATGCAAACCATCACTTGAAATATACGTATTATAGCCTGTTGCAGTACTTGGTGTTTCAGTCTTATTTGTTAAATTGGCTACCATCAAACCAGAAGAATCCGTCGAAATATAATTTGTAGCAACTTTCTTGGCATCGTCAGCCGTACTTTTAGCACTGTTTGCGTCCGAAACTGCCGCTGTCATAGCTGCATCATAATATCCATTGTCTGACGGAGTGTTCTTTGATGTATTATTCGAATAAGTTGTTTTTACGCGTCGCCAGTAATAATGCCCAGATGACCATGCCTGCCGTGTACTTGACCACGACCCACCAGATAGAATTGTTGATGAGGTAGACAGATACCATTCATCAATGGTTGAGGTTACAGATATGCCTGTATCGCCTTTGATTTTCGCCCATGTATAAGAGCCGACTGACGTCGGGTCCGCGGAATTATAATCCGTGCAGGTTCCGATATAGGTTCCTGCGGTTTCGCCGCTGTTGGCAGTAAACGTCTTCCCGCCGTCGTTGGAATACTTGACGTGGAAATACGTGGTTCTCCCGTCGGCTCCCTTGGCTCCCGGTGTTCCATTCGTCCCGTCCAGAACGGTCTGAGTATGAGTCCCATTTTTGTCGGTAATCGATATGGTCGTTGTAGAACCTGTCTTGCTGACAGATACGGTCGGAGAAATGCCATCCTCCCCTTTGGCTCCGGTCGCTCCGGTATCACCCTTGTCGCCCTTATCTCCCTTGATCGGTTTTCCTTCAACCGCAGGGCGCGTCTTTGTCGGACTTACAGGGCCTTTTTTCGACGTACCTTGATAGGTGTAGTATTCCGATGTTTTTATACTCCAGTTGCAGCTGTAGGTTGTTTCAACATAATATTTCCCGCCGCCTCGAAGATATAAAACAGGGGCCGATGCTTCCGACTTCTGAACAAAGCTTACCGGCGATGGAGCTCCTGAAACGCACCAATCATAGTCATCCAAAAGAATGTAGGTAACGGCATGCGTTGTCCCCCATCCGCTTGCTTGCGTTTGAATATCAAGATCTACCGAAAACCCGGCATTGTGCGTACTCCATTTGGGTTTCGTACCGCTGTTGAGCTGCACGCTTGTCTTGATTCTGTGCGTTCCGTTACTGGGAATTTTTGATCCCACGACAGGATAGTAGGTATCCTGGTCGTAAGTTGAGGCGGATACATCAATCCATTCGTGAGACACCCAGTATGATGTTCCGGTGTCTCCTTTGATTTTTGCCCATGTATAAGAACTAACTGAAGTCGGATCCGACGAATTGTAGTCTGTGCATGTGCCGATATAGGTTCCGACTGTCTCTCCGCTGTTGGCCGTAAAGGTCTTGCCACCATCGTTCGAGTATTTCACATGGAAATATGGTGTCTTACCGTCAGCACCTTTAGCTCCTGGAGTACCATTGACGCCGTCATTTACCGTTTGCGTGGTCTTTGATCCGTCAGCGTTTGTAACCACAATCGTTGTGACTGTCCCTGACTTCGATACCGAAACGGTAGGCGACTTGCCGTCTTTTCCAGGAATGCCTTGGTCTCCTTTTGCTCCGTCGTTTACTCTGACCAGTGTAATAACATCACTTCTGGCTTTTACGGCCATATAACATCACCCCTCAAGCTGTGCAACGTAGGACGCCTTATTATCAATATCACCTGCCGATATGGAAAGCGTGGTACCCGTTGCTACAGCGGTAGTTCCACCGTCCTTGTACCACTTAATAGTTCCAAGAGCCGTCAAAGCCGTTCCGGTGAGCTCAGATCCGGCTTTATAGACATGAGCAGTCAGTGTCGTAGCGATATCAGTATTTTTAAATATCAGTCCATTAGATGACGTAACCGTTACCGTTATTGCATCAGCTCCGTTAATGCCATTTGTCCCCTTATATCCGACACTATATTCCGTTGATGCTGTATTATCTGTGTAAGTAGTTACTTTTTTTGTCCAGAGATACTGACCGTTTGGTACAGTTGGAACGGAAGAACCCCATGTACCAGTCGGAGCGGTTGTCCCGGAAGAACCTGCCTGATATGTTACGTTGGTACCTTTGACACCCTTGCCGGTCGCACCCGTATTTCCCATCATGCCTACCGAATAAGAAGTTGAAGATGTACCATTTGTATATGAAATAACAGTTTTTGTCCAAAGATATTTACCTGCTGCCACCGTTGGGATTGTCCCACTCCATGTCCCCGTAGGAACAGTTGTACCTGAGTCTCCTGCCTGATATGTTACGTTGGTACCTGATACACCATTTCCGGTATTTCCAGTTGCCCCTTTTGCACCAGTAAAGGCAATAGAATAACTGAATTTCTTCGTGATGCTGATAGTATCGCCATTCGCCGCTGTGACAATAATTGGAATATCAACAGTACCTCCTGTCTTAAGCGCTGTGGTTGCAGTAATGGTTACTGTAGGTGCAGGTTTTTTTCCATCTGAAGAAAAACTCAACCCTGTAGGTGCTGAAATGGTTCCAACCGAAGCCGAAACCTGCTGGCTTCCACAGTATGCATATACCTGAGTGGTTGTACTTTGCTGGGATGAAACACTGTCAGTATTCCCGATAAAGGTATGTGCTTCGTTCGTTAAAATTACAGAATAAGCGTCTGTTAAGTCTATAAGTGTTACCTGATTACTAGCTTTAATTGCCATATATTGTTCTCCTTTTAATAATCCAAATTACATTGAAAAACAGTTTTTTCACTAATATCATCGGCGGTAAGAGTCATGATAAAGCCGTTGTCAGAAAGGCGCGAATCATCAGCCGATAATTCTGTCCATACAGCTGATCCCATTGCTTTCTGTTCCCACGTCAATTTTGCAGCGTCACCAAACACTTTTTTCATTGTCGCGGAATCAGTTATGCTATTGCCTCCAACAATAATAGTTACAGTTAAATTTGTCGCAATGCTTGTATTCTTGAACATTGTGCCATTGGAAGATTCTATGATTAGCAACACGGCGTCCTTGCCATCAGCACCAGTTATGCAGACAGGATCACTGTAGGTTGTATCGTTACTTGTTTTTGTTACAGTTCTTTGCCATATAAAATATCCGTCCTTACGTTCTGGCGAAGTCGTTGACCAGTTCTCAGTCGGAGCTTCAGTAGAAGACTGGTTTGTAGCGTACTCGACTGTAACTTCTTTTACGGCATTCAGAGCATTCTCATTTGCCGTGTCAGCCTTTTCCTGTAATGAACTGATTGTTTCTCCGCTTTCTCCAACAATGGTGTCCGAACCGATGATCATGTTGCCGTTTGAATCGAAGGACAGTTTATTCCTAATTGTGCCATCCTTTTCTTTGACGTTAATATTGAACAAGCTCTTACTTTCGCCAGTTCCGTCACCAGTGATTGTAATACCGTCATTATCAATTTTTACGGAGCCGTCCTCATTGTAGACGCCGACCTTTTTGGACAGAATGAGATTACCAATCAGCGTATCTGCAATGACGCCGAAACCTTCTTTCGTTTCTCCTGTTTCCGGGTCAATGTAGGTATATTTGCCAATGCCTGTTTTCGCCGTCATCCACGAATCATCCGTAAGATATAAACCATGATTGATAATCTTGACTTGTTCATTGTCATATGTATCTGTAATCGGGTCATATTCACGGAGCAGAATACCGTGTGAATCATACTTGACATTCTGATTGTCCGAATTGACAATCTTCATATTAGTAAGCGCAAGGCCATCATTCACCCAATTACTGATCCGTTGTGTTGTCTTTGCAGATTTATCCACTTGATTAGTGATATAACTGTAGGACGTAGCCATACTTTTAGCCTGATCAAGAATAGACTTCACGTCACTCATGGTTCCAAGATTGTTGATCACATCTGAAAACTGGGCATTGATATTCTCAAGATTGCTGTAATCAACACTGATAGAAATAATTCGAAGCTTGTAAACACGCCCGTCTACTTGCAGATGTATCCAGTTTCCGACTTGAAAATAATCTTTAATTCCATTAAATTCCGGCATGACCAGAAAATCCTTGAGGTCACCACTGATTGATTTTTGCATAGTAGCGGATTTGATAAGTTCAGATTGCGCCCGTTTGAGAAACTGCTGTGCCTGAGAAACCAATTCCGTGTTTGTAAGGCCGTCTGAAATATAGTTATCGTTCGAATATTCATCCTCGCGTCTGAAAGAGCAGAACTCCTTCCACAAATCATCTGTGTTCAGATAATTCATGATATTGAGCTTATCCATGATGGCGTCACGTTCGTCAACCATATAGTCATATAGACCCTTGCCCGGATCATCGTCATATTCCATGGTGCTAACCGTCTTTATTTCGTCAGCCCTTACTGCCATTTCATCTTCAATGTACGTGCCTTTTTGATAGTACGGCAGATACATGGAGCTATACTGCGGACTGTCTTCTGACGCAAGCCCTTGCTGAGTCATGACATTAAGAGCAGAGATGCACGCCTCTTGAAAGATACTCAGATTATCAAGAGAATACTGTTTCAGGCTCCTCTTAAAATCATCGTCCGATTCCTTGAATAATGCGACAACGCCAAGTTTATCAGCATCCTCTTTGGCCATAGCCTTATCAATAAGCTGCTTAACATATTCAACCGTGCTTTTCTCAAACTGAAACGTCATAGAATCGGTCGTAAAAGTGTCCTCATCATCCGTTAAGGACGTGACGGTCAGTGAACCTGCCCAGACGGCAGTAGATGTGTCATAGCTTGAAGATACAACCTCAACCTTATATCTTGACGTATCGACATAGATGGCACAGAGATTGACAATGGATGAATTGGCGGTCGTGAGTGTCATATTTTTGGGGTCATATATGATACCAACGGGACTTAAGTTATCCGCTGTCAACTGTCCTGCCTGTTTTTCTGCGGTCGTATCTTCCGTATCTGAACTGCCCGGAGCCATGCTCGTTTCCAGAAAAGCATAGAAGTCAATAGCTTCATAGATGGCTTTTATCAGATTATCGTATCCGACAATCGGGTCAGTGATTTTAACGGCGTCCTTATTAAGGTCTGCATATTTATCAACAAGAGCATTGTAAGCGGTAATAGCAGAGGACGGCACGTTCTCCATCGTATGCCCGGTTCGATAACTTTCCGTATCATCGTCATACTTTTTCAATTGCGCCTGTAAGTCATCCGACATTTCAGATCGCATTTCCGGCGTGAAATAGTAGATGTAGTTCGTGCCGTTCGGGTTCATATTCCTTACGGTCGCGGTCATCAGATCATCACCGGCTGCCAGTCTGAAACAGTTTTTCACCGAATCATTGTCGATTTCGAATGACACGCTGTCAGCAAGATTTTCAGAACTTACGAAAATATTGGTATCCTCGCCATAGCCTTGGATAATATTGGCAGATCCGCATGAGCTGCACTTTCTTGTGTCGTAGAAATTGCCGCGTTCACCGCAGTCAGCGCATACATCCTCAAGGTCGTAAGCCGAAATGGTATGATAAATTTTGAGGTCGTTGATATCATCATGTTCACCAAACACGAATAAGCAGTCAATTTCTTCCGCTATTTCCTGTAAGGCGTCATAGATGGATTTTCCGTCGAAGCTGAAACTTCTCTGAATTTTCTTCAGTGAATCATCAACGTGATAAATCGTGTAATGCGGAGCCTTATCAGTGAGAATACGGTTGATAAGAGAGTTCTTCGGGTTTTTCTCATCGTAGAAAACCGTTGGAGTCGTATAATCATCTCTGGCAATATCATCCTCTGTATTGATCTCTGTATCATAGAGCATCAACTGTCCAAGTTCCGCTTCCTGCAAATGTGTACCCGTCACACTTTTAACAATATTCTCATCCTCATTGACCGACACGGCAATCTGGAACCATTGTTTGTATTCGCGCACATACACAAGACGAAAATCCTTGATTTCATCCCACATCGGATTAAGTTTGCCCTCGATAAACTTATTGACAGAAAATGAAATTTCATCGGCGTTATTCATGTAATGCGTGAAATTAAAATCGTAATAATATTTAATGCCGCCTATAATTGAGCCGCCGTGTTTAGCCAGAAGAAGTTCCGGCATGATCGGTTGGGCGTTGCGGTCGTATTTGATATAATCCAGTACCGTATCACTCATGCGAACACCACCTTCTTGGACGGTGTATAGCTGATTTTATAATGGGCGGCGAGAGAGCAGGTAATATTGTTTTCTCTGTATTCCCCATAATTCCAAATTTTCAAAAATCTCCAGTTAAAATCCTTTGACAGTTTATGCATTGAGAGACTGGAACTTATCTGCAATTCGGGCGTGACCGTAATCACCTCACCGCTTGTACAGTTCTCAATCACCATAGACTCGTCAGATGTGAAAGATGTATTCGTGATGGTTAAAGTTCCTGCTGCACTACACGTTATCTTAATGCTTGGATATACGTAACCCTCTTCATCGCACACATTGTTTATAGAAATAGTTCCACCGGCACTTACGTCCCCTTCATATTTTATATCGCTCCCGATTGCGTAAGGACGGTTGGACTCAAATGTCAAATTAAAACCGACACGGTTACCTGCTGACCACACTTCCTCAACATTGAAAGTACCTTCCCAATAGATATCGTCATATTCCGCATCATCTGGAATATAGAATTTCTTTGGAGAAGTGGGAGAGAGCCAGCGCTTTATCTGTCTCATCTCATCAAGGGTAATAGGGTCATCGCTGTCATCCCGACATGGGTCTTTGCAACAGGATATCTTGGTAGAAAATACATCTGTATAATTAACAACACTAAAAGGCTGGTATTTTCCGTTGAAGAGCGAGAGATGGTCAAAATTCCGCTGTGAATCCGTTGTGACGGTATCCGTGTCGCCGCCAGAGCCAAATACACAGGTGACGTAGCCCAGTTCGCTTAACCGGTTTCCGTCATATATAAAATCGGTAATCATTTCATAGACTCCTCCATCGCTTTCCTAAGTTCGTTCATAGAGGAAATCATTTCTTTCAGCCGTGTCTGCATTTCCTCAAGCTGCTTAATTTTCTTTTCATAGGTTTCTTTCAATTCATCGAGTTCGCTCACGGCGTCCACCTCCAAATAAATAGAATAGGAGCTGCCTTATCCAGACAGCCCCATACATCAGTTAAAACTTAATATTGCGTTTCTTATATGAATTATTGCCGTTTATGCTCCCCAGCGTCATTTCCTGTACCAGTTTCTGGAACTTCGGATCAGACTGAGCCTGAGTCATAAACTCCTGATAATTCTTCACGTTCGGCAGGTTGAACATGATACTTGCTTCAACCGTATTATTGCCAGAACTGATTGCGTTAGCGGGTATCTTGATCTGGGATAATCCCAAATCTTTCATGAACTTCTCTGGGTCATTCGCAAAACTCCAAAGGTTTTCATGTGCGGCATTGTTAAGAACCATATCACCTTGAGAGAGCGGAGTAAGTATTGCGCCATCCTTCTTGCGAATGATGGTTTCTGGTGCTCCCTCGTTCGTCCAGTAAAGACCACTATTCGAGATATACCTATCACCAGATGCTTTCTTGCCCTTGATCTTTTTCTTGGCTTTGCTTAAAAGCGATGATGCAGTATTCTTGATCGTATTAGAAATCTTACCAATTATACTTGTTGATTTCTTTTTAGACGTAGACTTCCAAGAGCCAGATTTGTTAGTTGTACCATCACTCCTTACTTGGTATCCCTCGAAAACGGTCTTGGTAGTAGTCTTCTTTTTGCTAGAAGAAGTCTTCTTTTTCTTGCTACTCGAAGAATACGATAAGCCACCACCGCCACCACCAGAATAGGAACCGCCGCCACCGCCTGACGATGAACCACCTCCACCACCAGACGAAGATTTGCTTGAACTTGACTTCTTGGATGATGTGGAAGAAGCTGTGCCTTGTACCTTCTTAGCCGCAGGCTGTGTCTTTGCCGCTGAGTTCTGTTTCTCCTGTTCGGCTTTCTTTGCCTGTGCATCAGCGATCTTCTTAGCCGCCTCTTGGTTTGCAATAGTCAATAAGCTATTTGTATACTGAAGAATTCCATCAAGATCCTTCAATACGCTTGCGCTGGTATTCGTAAAGGTGCTATTGACAAACGTAGAGACAAGGTTTGAGGTAGGAGCCATAGCGTTGACTAAGCCTGTAATGGACGTGCCAAATCCCTCAATTACATGGTCAGCCCCGCCGTAAATGCTGGCATTCAGCGGGTCAAGAGTTCCAAGGATAGTCCCGGAAACTGCGTTCTTAGCATCATCAAGTGTCGCAGTCATGGCGCTTGAAAGACCGTAGCCCCAAGTGGATGCCTCCTGTATGATTGTGGACGCAATAGCCCCACCACTCGCATTAACACCGGTCACAACATCTGCAATAAGTGCATCAATGTTGTCTAGCCGCATATTAAGCGTGTTCTCATACATCGCAGAAAGAGATGAGAGCAAATCTTTAATTTCGCTTGTCCTCCGGTCATTCTGCTTGTCTTGAAAGTCTTTCTGCTTGTCCCTTAAATCGCTCTGAGCCTTTTGACGGTTAGCCGCACCCTCTTCAGAAGTATCGCCTTGCCACGACATGATCTGCTTGTTCAGGTCGTTGATGTCTTTCTGCGCATCAGATATGTCTCTAGCGTAGTCCGCGAAGTCATTACTCTTGTCAAGAAGATCCTCGTAGTTGTCAATCAGGTTATTGAGAGCGTCAACTTGGTTGTCAATGCCTTTCTTGACAAGATCGACCATCGCGTCTTTCTCATCTTTGGCGTTCTTGATGTACTCCTGTTGGTTCTTGACGAGTTCTTTCCTACGGTCTAAGAGGGTAGTGTTGGACGGGTCATTCGCAATCTGGGCGTTGATCTTCTCAAGCTCCTTTGCGTCCTGCTGTGCCACCTTGAGGTAGGTGTCGTACTGCATTGCAAGAAGTCCGAAACCAGCCGCGCCCGTATCGTTGAACTTGCCGGTTGTAATCGTCTTGCCGTTTACGTCCTTATACTTGTTGAAGAAATCATCCTCATCCCCAAGCATGTCGTACAGGAAGTCCATCTCATCGGCAAAGCTGTCAATGGAGTCCATGCCGCGGTCAAAGATATCCCAAGAAATCTGGCGTATCTCACTCTGGAAGTCTGCAATATTCTTCTGGGCGTCAATGAGCTGCTTATTCACATCATTGATATCGCTCTGCATCGAATACCATTCTTCAGAGTATTTCTGGATATTCCCGGTCTTAAGGGCGTCATTGAGGTTGTTGATTAACTCCGTGCGTTCCTGCTCTAGGTTCTTGATTGTCTGCTGCTCAATACCGATTTTCTGCTCATAGTAGCTCTGGGAGATGATATGACCCTCAGTCTTAGTCAGGTCAATATAGTTGCCCATCATGTCAGAGAACTCGGACAGGTTTTGAGTTATCTCATCAAACTTGGTCTTGGAAAGGTCGAAGCGTGTCTTATAAAGTTCAGATTGCTTTTCCTCAAGCTCTGTAAGCTCCTTAGAGCAATCTTGCATTTTGTCCCACCATTTTTGGTACTCGTCGATCTTGTTCTTTAAGGCCTCGTTCTTGATGTCTTCAATACGGACTGCGCCGTTCTGCACTTTCTTCTTCCAAGAACTGCTGAGATTCACCTTGTCCGCTTGCTTCTGATATAAGGTTACGCCTGCCTTTTCATCAGCGATCTTCTCATTTGTTTTCTGCATCTCGGTCGTGAGATTTGAAAAACGGGTTTCGAACGTCCGGTATGCGCTCTGAACATAGGTATCTGCCTTGTCAATTGCGCGTTCAATACGGTCAATCAGGATTTCAAATTCGTCAAGAACATCAGCAACACTCTTTGTTGCCTTGGATGCGGATTTAGTCGCATTAGAAGCGGTTTTTGCAGCAGATGAAGCAGACTTGGCTGCGGAAGAGGAAGAATTAGAGCTGTTGCTCTTAGATCCGCTTCCTCCAATATTTCCAAGCTTAAACTTAACGCCTAACCCAGCATAGGCCGCACCCATTTTTGCCGTCCCATTAGCAAAAGCCGATCCGTCTCCAATAATTTTCCCGCGAGAACCGCGCAATACTCCATTCTTAAGAAGCTTCTCTGATTGCGTGTGGTTAAAGACTATATCGCCCTTTTTGAGATCAGTAAATCCCGGATTTCCGTTATTAGCAATAAACCAAGAACCATCACGAACAATGATTTCCTCTCCAACTTCATTGGTAAGAGCTGTCTCGTCCTTTCGGACGCTGATATCATTGCTTCCCTTAGAATAAGCAGTACCCATAGCATGAGCCGTTCCACTTGCCGAACTGCCTCCGGTTTTATGAGTCTCGACATTGTGTACGGTAGTTATAGTGATTGTCTTACTTGATGGAAGATTAATAATGGCGGCGCGAATACTGCTTATTACCCCAGACGCCTGATTATTCAATCCGATAGTTGGGGTAGCCCGCATTCTATTGATAGATGACAAATCTCTTCTAACAGAATTCGTTTTACTATCAAATGATGTTTTATTCGCATCAATCGTAGGAGTGGCTTTATTTTTGTCTAGGCTATCCAGAGAGTTTGTTGCCCCATTAACGCCTTCGTCCAATCCAGAGGTATCTGAAGTGATTGTAACTTCCTTATTCTTTATTTTGTCAATGATTTCAGTTGTATCTGCATTTTCTGAAAAACCAAGTGACACCTTGATCTCAGAAGGAAGTCCAGCAATAGTAGTTGCGAGGGCATTAACTTCATCGTCGCCCTCGATGGTCAATCCGAGGCTGATAGGAGCAGACTGAATTTGCTGTATCCTATCTTGAAGAGATTGAGCAGTAGAAAGTGCCTCATTGTAGCTATCAAGCGTAACTCCCGGTTCGACTTCGCTTGAACTTAGTACATCAATCTTGCTTTGAATGGCAGTAATAAGATCACTGAATGCCTTATATTCATCGCTATTTACTGAGAATGTCGCCCGTTCGCTTTCAAGCTCCCCGAGCTTGCTTTGAAGCTCATCTATATCATTGACATCTTCAAGATTAAAGTCACCGTAACCATATTGACTTAAAGCATTCTGGGCGGCTTCTACCTGAGCATTATATTCCTTGAGCTGTTCCTCTTGCTGTGCATTCAGAAATTGCACTTGCCCACCATAGTCGATCATACGCTTAAATATTGACTCGACCATATCTGTGCTTACGCCAAGTGTCTTTGCAATTCTGTCAGTAACATCTTCAGTAATAGGCTCAATCTTAAACTCATCGCCATCTATGGTAGCTTGTACAATAGAATCATCCATATCAACAAGCGACTGAGCGAATGCGTCAACCCCAGATCTATCTTCTGTGAAATATTTGTTTATAGCTGACGTGCCTTTTTCATAAGCGGCCACTATATCTTCAATCGGAGCAGTGCTTAAATCATCGTAACTGTATAACTGAGCAATAGATCGAAACTCGTTTGTACCTACAAGTCCCTGATCATAAAGTTCTTTTCCGCGATCCTTTACAGTTCCTTGGATATTAGTGTAGATATCCCCTTCTTCACCGGCATTCAATGCATCTAAGTATTGCTGATAAGCGGACGTGGCACCTTCGTAGGCGGTTTGAAGCAATGATACCTGTTGTATTTGCGACTGGATAGCGCTGATCTGTCCAGTGTCGCCAGTTTCTTTGGCTGCTTCCAATTTGCTGTACAAGCTTGAAAGGGTATTACTGTAATTTTGAAGCTGTTTCTCGTCCGCTTCTTTTTTGAGCTTCCTCAGCTCCTCTCCGTTAACATGGATACCGTTTGCAGTCTTTTCAAAAAGCTTATTTGGGTCGTACCCTTCTAGACCCTTAAACGCGTCCTCAATACTCTTAATCGAGCCAGTAAGTTCTCCTGTTTCCGTATCCCATTGAGCGGTTAATCCCTTGCCGCTGACGCTTTCAGCCATTGCAGAATTAACACTATCAATGTTGTCAATGGCGGTCTGTGTAGCCTCTACAAACGAACTAAAACTATCAAGATTAATATTGACATCGACAGAACTATTGTTTAATAAATTGATTTTATCTTGGACAGAAGAAATAAGAGTATCAAAATCCTGTATCCCCTGATCATCAAGGTTAACCTTAATTTCTTCTTCGTGCTCTGTGAGATAATCAAGAGTTTCTTGCAGATCATCGAGATCATCTGTGCTTTCGGCATTGTCAATCAGGCTCTTGCCTTTGTTGTCTTTGATGACACCCGATATATTCTTAGCGATCAGTTCAATTGACTTATTATAACCATCCAGTTGTTCCTGCTGTGCATCGACATCTATAAAACTGATATCATTACCATAATCTTGATACTTTTTAAAAATAGCCTCGACAGCATCAGCACTGACGCCAAGTTCATTGGAAATATTCTTTACGGTATCTTCGGTGAAACCGGCAATATGATAAGCTCCACTTGCGTCCCTAGTAGCCTTGATAACCTCATCATCCATAGATACAAGATCGTCTAAGAAACTTTTAAGCCCAGCGTCATTCTCAAAATACTTGTTTATCTTATCAGCACCACTCTGATATGCAGAAACAAGCTCATTGACAGAAGCAGTAGCAAGAGATTTATTGCTGTAGAGTTGAGCAATAGACCGAAACTCATTTGTACCTACAAGTCCCTGACCTAATAAAGATTTTCCTCTTGAAACAATGGTATTCTGGAAATTGTCATAGATATTTCCTTCTTCACCGGCACTCTGTGCATCTAAATACTTTTGATATGCAGACGTCGCGCCCTCATATGCCCTTTGCTGAAGCTCGATGGCACGGATTTGTTCATTAATAGCATCAACCTCAGAAGCAGAAGAGGCGTTACTTAGTCTTTCATTAAGTTCATTTACGGTGTCAGAGTAAGAAGCAAGCTGCTTTTGGTCGGCTTCTTCTTGAAGCCTGCGAAGCTCATTTGCATTAAGATGGATCCCATTTGCGGTTAATTCAAACAGCTTATTCGGATCGTAATCATCAAGGTCTTTGTAAGCATCTTCAATGTTCTTTATTGATCCTGTGAATTCCTGAGCGTCATCGTCCCACTCGGCAGTAAGCCCCTTGCCGCTAATGCTTTCGGCTAGAGCGGAGTTCACGTTATCAATAGCGCTGATGGCATCTTGGGATCTGCTTATAAACTGCTCAAAAGGATCGAACTTGATGACCGACCCGTTAAGATATTCAGACGCTTTATCAAACAATGCTTTAACAAGGTCTACACTGACCCCGTAATACTGTGCAACCCTCTCATATGTGTCATCATTAAGCTCATCAGCTATACGATAAGCGCCTTCACTGTCTTTTGTAATATTGATAACATTATCATCAACAGCAACAAGATCGTCGATAAATTCTTCTATGCCATTATTGTCTTCAAAGTATTTATTGACTTTCTTTGCTCCGCTTGCATATGCAGATATGATCTCAGCATCAGTTTTATCAGATAAATCGCTATAACTATACAATTGAGCAGCGGCATTGAACTCATTTGTATTAGTTTTGCCCTGCGCGTACAATGCTTTAGCCCTATCTACAAGATTCTCCTGTAGATCCTTGTACACCTGACTTGATTCTCCTGCATCTCTGGCTCTGACCCAGTTTTGATATGCACCAGTCGCATTATTGAGCATTGAGACTAAAAGTTGGAGATAATTATAATATTCCTGAAGCTCTTTCTTCTCCGATATGGGAACAGTCCCATCTCGCAATATGTTTCCAACGCGGCTAATTTCTTCTTGGTAATCGCTTAACCTTTTCTCATCAAGTTCCTTGTTTAGGCGATCAAATTCTTCTGTATTGAGCCTCACGCCGTTTGCGGTTGCATTGAAAAGTTTCGAAGCGTCAAAATCATCAAGAGCATCAAAGGTATCAATTAAATTGCCGATAGTCCCTGTGAATTTATTATTTTCTTCATCCCATGAACCAGTCAGCCCTTTAGCCGTAAGGTTTTCGCTTATCGCTGACTGAATGGTATCAATGGAATCAATTGCATCCTGAGTTTCATTTATAACGCCGGTTAAAGATTTTGTGTTGATGGAAATTGGATTGCTGGCATCATCAAGATCTTGTTTTCTTTGTGTGATGTCAATTATAAGAGCATCGAGCGTTTCAAGGTCTCTTTCACTTGCCCCGTTAACCCCGATACTTATATTATTGCTCATTACGTCACGCCAAGCATTGAGAGTGTTCAACAGTACAGTCAGCTCATTAGAACTCGTAAAATCACTGAGATCGCCAAAACCCAGAGCATCAATTAACCCGTCGTATGTTGTGTCAGAAATAGAAGATTTGAGTTCTTCTACGGCGTCATTAGCACTATCTGTTAATTCCTTGGTATGTTTCTCAAAATAATCATCGTCGAAAATCGTGATCTCATTACCATAGTCGCGGATCTTTCCAATGAGAGCTTCTACCGCAGAAGTACTGACCCCTAGCTCCTTTGCAATATTTGCGACAGTGCTCTTTGTGAGATTTCCCATATGATATATACCGGCACTGTCTTTTGTAACTTGCACAATACTGTCATCCATGTCAACAAGTCTGTCCATGAATTCAGTAATGCCGTTATCATTAGTGAAGTATTTATCTATTGCTTTGGAACCGCTAGCATATGCCTGTTCTATTTCTTGCTGAGTGGCAGAAGCAAGGTCTTTATAGCTATAAAGTTGAGCAATCGCTTGAAACTGGTTAGTTCCGGTTTTACCGGTTGAATATAGTGATTTTGCATTATCTACAACGTTGTTCTTAATATCGTCGTATATATCACCGTATTCACCCTGCTCAAGAGCGTCTTTATAGTTCTGGTAAGCAGATGAAAGAGCGTCAAATGCCGCTTTCTCAAGATCAAGTTCCCTTATGCTTTCGCGAACACCTGTCTTATCTTGAAACGTGGAATTGGGATTATTTTCGTAATCAGCCAGTTGTTTCTCAAGGGCGGCGCGTTTTTCAAGATACTGATCATCTACGGCTTCTTTTGTTTCTTCACGGTATTTCTTTAATTCTTCGCGGTTAACCCTAATGCCATCCGCACTTTTCTCAAATAGCTTGTCTGGGTTATAATCATTCAAAGTATCAAAAGCATCAATGATATCTGCGGCAGTCCCAGAGAACTCCTGATTTTCAGTGTCCCATTCATAAGTAAGCCCACGGCTTCCGTTTGTGTCGGACATCGCCGTATTTACCTTGTCAAAAGCATCAGAAGCTCGCTCGGCAGAAGAAGCAAAACTGCTGATAGCAGTCGATGCATCATCAGCTTCGTCTGTAACGACAGCAAAATCAGGAATAATTTCGCCAAGGACATTCAAAAAATCTTCCAACCCGGTCGAATCAGCAAGATCATATCCAAGCAAGCGTGCTATGCTACGTAATGCACTCTCGACAGCCCCAGTATATTTGTTATCCGTAAGCATATCAAATACAGATTCTTCATTGACATGCGATTTCTTTACGAAGCCAAAATAACTAGACAGCAAATCTGATTGTTTGATGCCATTTCCTGCGAATTTATGTGCATAGCTATTATTCTGGCTTATGTTGCCCTCATAAATTTGCTTTAAATCATAAGTGTCAGCCCTTGTCTGATCGAGTTGTGCTATTACATCATCAAAGAACGGGGCGTATTCTGCATATTGATCTTTTATTTCACCAGCAGAATCGTATAACTGAGAGTAAATCTTATAGAACTCGTCTTGGGTCTTTTCGATATCGTCTTCCGCTCCGGTAGCAAGAGCCTCATTGTAATCGCTGATAGAAGTAGAGAGATCTGAATATAGACCACGTAGGGTTGTATCGCTGAACACCTGCTGTTCCAAGTACGATATATAGTCAGACTTGTAATTATCTAAAACGTCTTTATTCTCAGTAAGGGCATCTGCGGCATATCCGAAGGCAACATCATAGAAATTCTTTTCAGCGTCTGACGAAGCATTGTTTTTTAACTCTGTCAGATTATTCTCAAAAGCGACAATTGCGTCGTTTATTTCTTGAGCCGTACCTGTAAAGTCGAACGTACCCCACTCATCATTGATAGTAAAGCCGGCCTTTTTCGCTGCGTTTCTTAAATTATCCACAAACGATTGCTTAACTTGAGAAGCGTAGTCCTCATCCATGTCGGCAAGAAATGCAGCAGTGCCAGAATCAATATCGTTTATGTCTTTGCTAATTCCAACGATATTAGAATCTCTTACCTTTGTCATTTCTTCTTCAGCATTTTTGTATGCTTTAAGTTTATCTGAATCTATTCCAACATTCTGATACGCTTGCAATCCAAGGATTTGATTTAACTTATCAATTTCTTCGTCGAGGGATCCATTAACAAGATCAATGCCTTTAGCTTGTCCACCGTATTGATCTTTTATCTGGGATTCGAGAGAAAAAATCTGCTTCCTTAAATCAAGCTGTTGAGCATCAGACAAGGAACCGTCTTTCGTGCCTTGTTCAAGCTCATCATGCAATTTCTGGTACTGCGAAATATAATTATTTACGGTTTCTTTAGCATCATCAAATTCAGTTGTGGTATCATGAGCTAGCTCAACTTGTGCTTTCTTTGCCTGTTTTTTAACGGCAACTATCGCAGTAACAATAGAAGCAGCAATCTGTACAATGGCTAAAACTGGATGGCCTTTAACAAATGAGCCGATACCTCTGAAAATGCCCATGATGCTGTCAAGAGCACCAACGCCTTTGGATTTATCTGCAATCAGCCTTTTAATTAAAGCTAAAGCTCCACTTGACAGAACAATGCTGTTTAACGATCCAATAGATTTTGTCACAGCGTTAATTGCACGTACAAGCCCATTGAAAAAGTCCAAGGATCCTTTAACAAGGTCTGAACTCATAAAGTTTGTTGCAAGTTCTTGTGCTGAAGCTTTAACTCTATCTAGCGAATACTCAATAGATTCCGCATAATGCTGCTGTTCGCGTTCGGCACTTCCAGCACTGTTTTCTGCTGTCTCATAAGCTTTTTGCAGTGTGTCTATATTATCAAGCACGGCATAAAGTGCATTAGAGTTACGCTTTCCCGCAAGTGCCTCTCCCAAAGATGCTTGCTGGATATCCGTTAAGTTTTTCCACTGTTTGCCAATTCCAACTACGATATCATAAACATCTTTATATTCCTTGCCGTTTTCTTTCATGATATCAAAGCCGGTCAAGGATTTAATAAGTCCACGTAAATTGGAAGTGGTCTCAGTATATTTATCTGTTTCTTCCCCAAGTTCCTCAAGCTCTGTCTTTGATCCACGGATACGGGCTGACAAAGTTTTGAAAGTGGTTCCCACAGATTCCGGATCTTGAAGTACCGTATTAGCCGCAGTAATAAGAGCAATTGATTTACTTAAATCTGTACCAGATGCGTTGAAGGATGCAGCAGAACGCTGTAATGCCTGCCCTATTCCTTCAGTATCAATGGCAAAATTATTGGCTACTTCATTAAATTTATCTACAACAGATTCGGCATCATCGGCTGCAATATGGAAGCCCTGAAGGGTAGAAATAAGAGACTCAGATGCTTTTTCCCGAGTCATATTATCTCCAACGTTTTGATAAAGTTGCGTTACTTTGGCTAGCTGTTCCGCATCATCGAGGCTGTATCCCAAGCGGCTCCAGTCGCTCGTGGAGTCTATCATGTCCGTCACAGTAGCCCCGAGTTCCTGCGCCGCATCTGCGGATTTTTTGAAACTTTCTTGAAGCCTTGACCCAGATGCATCTGAAACTTTCTCGAGCTCGATAAGAGCAGAGTCTACTTCCATTACGGACGAGGCTATTTCTTTAGTATACCTAATTATGTCATAGAAAGAAAAGAACTGAGAGATAAATCCAGCTAGGTTATTCTTCATCCGTTCATTGATTTTTATGAACATATTGTCAGAACTATTAGCTGTCTCTACGGCCACTTGCCTTAATAAGTTTTGTACTTTATCCCCAAACGTTTTTTGGAGTTGCTGAGTATAATTCCCCTCATTACCAACAAAACTGTTGATCTCGCTGATAGTTGCCATGATGTTGGACTTTAATTCATCGCTGATACCGGCAGTATTTGACGCCTTGTTTAACTGATTGAGATATTTAGTGATAGTGCCAGTTTTGCCTAGAATGCCAGATCCATCTTCAATAGAAGAATTTACGGCATCCTGAGAAGCTTTTACCTTGTTCAGTGCATTATCCAGATCGTTAAGATTAGATGGATCAATATCTTTATACTTTTCGGCAATTTCGCTCGCTTCATTGGCGATGGCAACCATCTGTTCTTTTATGCTTTGCGTATACTTATCGTTCTGAGACAACTTAGACATCGAGTCACTGATATCTAAAAGTTCTTGAACCTTTTCATTTCGATTTGCGACTGCATTTTCTACGCTGCGCTCCTGCTCTGTACTGACAAACTGTCTTGTTACGTCAGACCAATCAGTTCCATTTTTTGTCCTTGCCGTAATCTTATAAAGATTTTCTTGGGCGTCCTTAACAAAACTCGTTACCTCAACGAAACCGTTTTTTAATGCCTTTATCTGTTCATTAAAATCTATCTTGCCGCCAGTCAGTCCAAGTTTCGAAAGCGAATTGCCAAGCATTCCAAAGACATCGTTATTTTTAACAAAGTCTCTAGCGCCTTGAAGAGAATTAGCAAAATCAGCCTCTTTGTTCATTCCGTTAGCAATTGATTCAAATGAATTAACAGTGTCTTTGAGATCTTTGCCAACTACTTTGCCTTTTACTTGCTCAAGACGGTCAAGAAGTATTTGAGCATTATCACTGCAATCTTGAAGCCCATTCGCAAGATCAGAAGTATACCCGCCCTCGGCAATATTTGAGTCAAGGGTAGTTTTAATTTTCGTAATCTCTTTTATGAGGTTATCAGCTTCTTTGTCATATATATTAGTCACTTGGGGGCTAGTAAAATCGGTAAGATTTTTCGTCATCGTGGCAATCTTGCTCTTTTGCCCCATAGCGTCTTGCATGTTCGCTTCGAACTTGACGAAACCATTGTTGAGAGGGGTGATAACGGCATTACCAACAATGTCGTTCATGTCGTATCCGAGCTGTGTTAAATGACTCTTGAATATCTTATCAAGGTCAAAATTCTTCTCTAGATCCTGAGCACCAAGAAAAGAGTCACTGCGCTTCATCTGGCTGCCGGCATCCGAAATGTCCTTTTTTATCTTTGAAAAACTTTGCTCATACGTTTGCGGAATTGTGGCATCGCCCTTCAGTGTTTGAAGCTTTGAAATAAGAGAAGTTATCTCGGTATTGATACCATTTACAGACGTCTCAACGGTTCCAAGATAAGATCCAGACGACAATTTGGCAGACAGCTCGTTCTGCATTTTCGTAAGATTGTCGATCATCTTAGACGCATCTGGTGTGACATTGTTAATTCTGTTATATTCCGCTACGGACTTAGGATTAGCTATAACATCTTTTACTTTTGTAAATTTCTGTCCAAGGCTATCAACAGATAACGTAATGTCATGGAAAATTCCACCAACGTCTTTTAAGTTTGCCGTCCACTCAACAGTTCCATTCTTTAATGCTTCAAGTTTAGATGTGCCAAAATATTCAGAAGCGTCAACGCCTAGTCCAGATAACGAATTCTTAAATTCCTGCTCTAATGTACCATTATTAAGTTTCTCGCGAAGTGCATCTGAAAGCTTATCCTGATTTTTGTTCTTCGTTTCAGCATGAGAGAGAGTAGCAATCTTATCAAGCCCTTGTGCTTCAAGAACAATCTGATGGACGTTCTTTTCAGCATCTTGAAGCTTTGCACTCCAACGGACTGTTCCGTCCGTCATGGCTTCAATCTGAGAAGAAATTATCTGTGTTTCATCGAGATTAAAGTTCTTTAAATATCCTTTGAGATTATTTTCGACACCCTGACGGATTAGATAGTCAGCGTCATCCTTGCCGGTTCGCTCACTCAACGCCTCCTGCTGACGTTTAGACATTGACTTTTTAGCTTTGTTCGCCGCATCAATGACTTTTGTGAATTTATCCGAGTCTGGAATATCAATGGACAAGATTACCATCAATCTTTGCATGGCATCTGCAAGATTGATAATATTTGTGTAGTCGGCGCTGTTTAAAGTTTGGATAAATGCTGTAAGCTGATCAGGAGAGAAATTAGCAAGCGGCTGAAGAGATTTAGTGAGATTATCAACAGCAGAAGTTAACGTAATTAACTGAGTATAAGCATTGTTTACATCACTATTTAAAATTTTGCTCTCAGCTTTCTCAACAACATCTGCCGCAATTTCATAATCATGTGTGCTTTTAACTGTAGGATCATTACTATAATCTTGTGTAAGTTGGTCTTTCAACATACCAAGAACAGATACGGGTTGTCCATTCTCTGGTGATTTAAACTCAAGAAGGTTCACAGTTTTATAAGCATCGCTTAATTCCTGAATTGCGGAAGCAACTGCTTCAATACTCGTTTTTAATTCGTTGAAAGAACCGGTTGCCGCCTGAGTATCGCTGACAATTTCTTCAACACCGGTTTTATTCTTGATTTTTTCTACATCTCTACCAATGTCATTAACCTCAAAACCAATCCCCGATACGTCGCGATAGCTTGAGAGCTTTTTAGTAGCTTCATATACGGCTTCTGCTTCACCATCTACAGCCGTTTTATCTTTAACTAAACCTGTAATATCAGTAAACCCGCCATCACCGTTATTGGCATACAATCTGTTTACAACCTTATAAGCATCAACGAGGTTGCCAAAAGACGTCACTAGAGATTCAACTGCCGTCTGAAGCTTCGTAATACCATCTTGATCGACATTAAGCTGTGACCCGGCATCATTTGCAGTTTTCTTTGCATCTCCAAGCTTCTCCATGGCTTCAGCGTCATTCTTTGCGCTATCTGCCTCTTTATCGAGATTAGCCGAATTATCAGTAGTAGGAGAACCGGCATTATTCGCTTCTTTGCGGGCATTCTTAAGCCTATTCAATTCTTCAGCTTCGTTTGCTGCCGCCTCCGCGTTCTTTTGGCTTGTACCAGATGTATCATCAGGCGATTCTGATTTCGGAGTATTAGACTTTTTCCTCGGGGACTTAGGCTTTGACTTCGGTTTTGGTGTTTCTTCTTCGACATCTTTTGCTGCATCGCCAATCTTATCATTGAAATCCTTGATTCTTTCTGATATTTCATTACGTACGATTTTCACTAAGTCGTCAAGCCCGGAAAAAGCATTTACTTTTCCATTTGGGTTAAGATCCTCAGAAACGTCTTCGATTATCTTATTAGCGTAATCACCGTATTGACTGGAATTCTTAATTTTGTTCCCTAATTTTATTGTTTTATTCAGGGTGTTTAAAAACGTATCGTCAGATAAAACTTCCTCGACGCCATCAAAATACTTAAATCTGCTATTTAATATTTTGCTCAAGTCCGATGAAGACGACGCGTTGAAAATCGAATCCAATGCCTGACTCATCTGATAAATATTATCCGCAAAATCGCTGAAGTCATCGCTAATATTCTTAGATGCAGCCTTAGTGCCCTTAAAGACGGTGGATTTGTCAAAACTAGCCAATAGTGACTGAAGCTCTGACAGCTCATTCTTATATTTCTCAATTTCAGACGTGTCAAAAGAACCATTTGTCGCCTTGCTTAAATCATCGACAGCCTGAGCGGCCTTTTTAGCGTCGTCCGTAATATTGGTTATAACGTGATTATCGCCGTTTGCCCCTAATTTCTGCTGCGTGTTCTTTAATGCGTCATTTAAGGATGCAGTAAAATCTCCGACATATTTAGCGAATTCGTCACTGCTTATAAAACCCTTATTCATAAATGCACGGAGCACATCTTCAACTTTAGTCGTTAACCCGCTGAAATCAAAAACTTCGTCAACTTTGATCTTGCCGAAATCCTTCATGGCAGAAGTCATCGACTCTTTAATATACTTGCCAAAATCAAGCTCTTTGCCTTCTGTCTGTGCTTTTTTGAACAGATCATTTATCGCGTCCGCTGCGGCTTTTGTGTTAGCATCTACTTTAACTTCCCATACATGAGAATGTGCCATTTAATTACCCCCATCCTGCGCCCAAGATGAGGCGCATTTTAAAATAAACCTTTGTAAACTTTCATCATTAAATTTTCTATCGATTCCGTATGCGGAGGAATAAAGTTTGAGCCAAACGCCTCCGTCCGTCCGTGTGCTCCATAAATATATGCGAGATCAAGGACTGTTTTCGCATCATACGGTTTTCCTTTATATTCCCCAAACAATGAAACATATGAACCAGTTGGCCTGAAAGTTACATTCCCATAAGCCCTATGCTTCGATTTATAATAAACGACGCGGCTTTCCTTTGGAGATTCGCTGTAGTTCCAGTTTCGGTCATATACATGAGGCGCATATGCATCATAAAATGTTTCAACTGCGTCAACAGCTCCATGATACAATTCATCCAATATTTCCTGCGCCGTCTCCTTGGTTGCCTCTTTTGCGACTTCCTCTATAAGCTCATCAAGGTTAAAATCATATGTCGCCATTATTATCGTCCTTTTCCTGTTGTTTTGCTAATTCGTCAGCTATCGTTACAACAGCATTTTCAAACCTGTCAATCTGCCCGGAAAGAGAGCGGTAATTCGCATCATCATCTTCGAAAGCTGTTTCAAGAATAATCTTAAACTGCTCATAGTCCGCACCTATCTCATTGACAATAAGCGGGAATACTTGATTTTTTTCGAGAAGATTAAACTGAAGCAAAGAATTAGTTGTGTCAATTTCAATATCCGTATAATTTTTATAAACGGATAAGACAAAAAGCATATAGCGTATTGCGGAATTTCTGCGGTATTTTCTGATGCCGCCTTCCGTTACGTAACAAGACTTTTCCAGAATTGCATTGGCTTCGCTGACTTTAGTTTCAAAATTCATATAATGATTCACTACATGCTTCCTGATAAAGCGTTTCTTTGCTGTATCATCTTTAAGTTCAACAAATTCGTCAATAAATTTTCCTGCATCCATTATTCCTTTTCCTCCATCATATATTTAATATAGGCATCTCCGATGCATACTGCGTCAGAGACATCACTGTTGCATTCAATGTTATATTTTTCTTTCACATAATCCATTGCCATCTGTTTTAGCTCATTACGCTTTTTACGTCCTTGCTCGAAGCCACAAAAACGCCTCCACTCAGACGGATTGAAGATAAGATAACGTGCATCGTTCTGTATTGTCCATGATTTTACTATCCCGGCAACTTCACCTATCGCCCACGTTACGGCTAAAGAATGAGACGCCCCCTGCGGATGCTCCATTACTATAATGTCAGGTTTGCACTCATTTAATATATTTAGAATTTTTTCACCCATGATATCAACGCGAACCTCGGACATGCCATTTTTATGCGCGTGATTTACGTCGGCAGTTAGGCACGTTGTTTTAATTAACTGGTCATTAACAAAATATGCAACCCCAGTAGACGTTGTGCTCTCATCAAGTGCCACAATTTTTACCATATCAATCACTCCCGAAATGAATAAGTAATATAGAGCGGAAGAATAGTAAACAGGCGCAAATCTTTAGTATCCTGTTTGTATTGCTCAAGTACCCATTTAGCTGCCGTAGTTCCGACACATTTCGTAGCCCTCGACACATCCGTAACAAGAGAGTATGTCCTGCGCTTTGCATTCCACGCAAGAAAATATGGCTGATCATCAAATGTAGCAATTAAATAGCGCACGTCCCTTTTAATGTCAATATTATTCATAAGCACCTCATACTAATTCATAGTTAATCCACAGTTCGTAAAGTGGTTTTGTATCTTGTCGATCAAAGATATAGACAAGACAAGTTTCACCGGTCTTACTGTTTTTACTTGGGTATACGTCGTATAGCCGAGCGCCGTGCGCCATGTATAGTGCAGCCTGTTTATAATTCAATATTCTGATAACCTTATTGGTGTCGTATTCAGTACCAGTTACGGAACTTCTAACAATATTTTCGTTCATCTGTTATTCCTTTCAATCAAAAAAGGGAGACAAGCCACCTTAGATGTGACTCATCTCCCACAATAAATCACATCATGCTTCTTCGTTAGTAAATTGAATCTCATCCAAAACAATTCGGAATCGTTCAGAAATCCTGTCGCGTTCTGGAATTTCAATCTCTCCCAGACGCATCTGGGCTTCTTCTTTATCAATTATCTTGTAACTATAATCATTTAAGATTTCAAAAAGATCATGGCAGTTCTGGCCACAAAATAGCGTCATCCATCTTGGTTTATTGATGTCTTTACAATCGCCAGAGCAGTAGTAATACTCTTTGCCACAAATTACACATTCACGATTATTCTTTTTCATAATTTCTTAATAAATAACAGCGATGGACTAAGAACTATAGCCCACCGCATTAAAATAATTGTGCTAATTAAGCGTCTTCCTCGATGTCATCTTCAGCCATATAAATCTCATACAGCACTTTATCAGTACCGCAATAGGAGGTCTGAAGATTACCAGTCAGATCAATAGTTCCATCGGTCGTGAAGCCGATAGAAACTTCCGGTGACGGCTGGAAGGAAGGAAGTACAACGTAAGCTGCACGTACAGTATCAGTTTCGCACGGATCAACGATCAGAACCTTAAGAGTCAGTTTATGAGACTTAGCAAATGCATCGGATCTGTTCTTGATTTCAACTGCATTTTCAGTTACTTTGCGGTCGTACTTAATAATCCATTTTGTATCTCCGTCATTTGGTGTAATCGTCATTTTACCGGATGCTACGGAATACTGACCAGCGGAAGCAGTACCAGTAGATACAGCATATGCTTTTCCGAGAGTACCATTCGGGGCTACAGAATATACACGGATATTGTTGTCTGTACCCGCATCAGATACACCAGGAAGAGTAACGGTTGCGCTTGCTGTCATAACAATATGCGGAATTGACAGCGGAGAATCGGAACTTGCGTAAATCGGATCAGTCCCGGACATAGTAGCAATAATCGGCAGTGAAATGGTAGAGTTAGTACCAGTAAACTTACCGGTCTTTGCCTTATAAAACGTCTTAATTACAGCGCCCGTGCCGTCAACGGCATCAGTAGAATCGGCACTGATATCAATAGTTGCTTCCTGAAGATTCGTCAGGGTGTAAAGCAGTTCACCTTTAGAGTTCTCGCCAATACCATAAAGGATTCTATCAACGAGAAGATCGCCAAGCATAAAAGCCATAGTTTTATCCTCCTATAATTTTCTTCTTTTGTTGTTGTTCAGTTTTGCCTTTTGTGTCTTTAGACACTTTCCCAGAGTCCTGATTTAAGCTTCTGGTGAAATCAAATTGGTTTTTGGGGATTTTAGATGTATCGCAAAATCCACTATACATGCCACCAAGCAGGGCATGAGTAGATTCAATAACTTGCAGACGGCCTACACTGTCCATCAATTGTGCGAATGTAAGACTGCGACTTTCAGAAATGTTATATTTGAAACCGGGGTGGTTGACACACGAAGAAATAAGCGGTTGAAGCGAAGAAGTAGGAGATGACATGCTTTGCGCCAAATCCTTTTTTAATTTGTCTTTTTCTTCGGATATTATAAATTCCTTTGTTGTTTTGCCATTTGCATATTCCGTTTTGGGATATATATGCGTCATTTCCCGCAGAACGTTGACAATGCTATGATATGTTTCAGCAGAAATTTCCTCCCCAGAACTTCGATCAAACAGAGTGTGCGTTTTTTCATATAATTCAAACGCTTCTTTACGTTTCTGGGAATGAGTCTTTTTAGGCTTATCCTGCTCTAACAGTTCTTCTTCGGCGGTTTTAAGTTTTTCTGGCTCTGATGGAAGACTCACTTCCATAAGCTCGTACTTTGAAAAATCCAGATCCCCGAATAGTATCCTGGTTTGATCCACATGCAAGGCCGGAACTGTCTTGCAAAACAATTCATAGTCGCTGATTTTGTTCCAATCAACGCCTATTAACCACAATTTTAATCTATGAAAAGTGGTGTTGCCGACAAACATATAAAGCATATTGAAGAATTCAGATTCGCCATAATCAATAATTTCCCCAATTGTAGGCTGATAGATGATAATATTGTCATCTATTTGATATGGATCACCATAATAGAGTTTAAGAAGATTGATATCAGACATGGTTATCATATGTGTTTATACGCATTCCATTTCGCATATTATTGGTATTCGTAGATTTAATGTTGAATTTGAGCGTCCTCCCGTAATACTTCGTATCTGTGATTGCGGGAGTATTGCTTGTAAGCTCCAAATGAAATCCAAGCTCATTAGTCCAACATAGCAAATCCTTTACCAATGAACTCAACAAATCAACCCTATTTATGTCATATTCTGTTTCCATATCATCTTCGTGTACCAAACACATAACTTCCAACGACTGATCTATGATCAGCTTATTGGAGTAATTAGAATTATACGTGTCATCCTTTTCTGCGATATCAAACATAATAAAGTTAACTACATCTGTTTGAATATCGTTGATTTTCAAATAATCGAGTATTTGAGGCTTAGAAACACGTTTGTTGTATTCCTCGATTTCGTAACGTTCCTCAAGCTCTTCCTTAGTAGGATTATTAGCATCTGCATATTTATTTAATGGCTTTTTATCAAGCTGGCCGAGGACAGTAGTTATATCCGGGTCATCCTGCAGAAGCTTTTTTATTTTTCTTTTTCTGTATGAGATGATGTCAAATTTCGGGTCATCCAATAAGCGCTGTATATCTTTTATATCCCGCAAATCAGATCACCTCCAAATTCAAGTCGCTGGCATAATCGCCATTCAGATCACATACGGATAATTTATAAGTTATACCTTTTACCTTAACAGACTTCGCAACCTTCAAAGAGATGGAATACTTGCCAACTTCCCTAATAGTCACAAGCTTATTTAACGTAGAATCTGCAGCGTTTATTCTCCACTGAGGATCTATACCATCATCACTAAACTTGACACTGAAATAATACGTTTCACCCATTGACACTGTTGATATGTCATCGCCGTCCACAAGCTCACTAGCATCATTCACAACCATATGTTTTATAACGGATGTCCCTGTAGCCGCATCTACATCTGGCGTCTCTTTGCCAGTCTGTACATTGCCGGGAACAGTCTTATAATCACAAACCATAAGCATAATGTCGTCTGTCTTAGGATTATAATCATCCTGTTTAAGCGAGAGTTTTAATATTCCAGGGGGAACCATATCAAGAATCTTGGAAACGTAATAGCAATTGGGATTGATGACATTGACGGTAATCATCATCCGTGTCTGGATGAGGATGCCCCTAGTGTCGCACAATCCATAATCTTTTAGCTTATTGCCATAGACATAGTATGTATTTGGAAGCCATGCGTTTGACAGGTTGTCAAGAGAAGTAGTATATTCATCTGTCCAAACTCCAGAAGTATAGCTGTTGGCCGCCCTTACGCATCCCAAACAATGCATGATGTGCTTTTCACTATCAGCATCAATTGTAACCCACTTAAAATCATAATTGACCCTGATGATAAGATATCTGACGTATTGGTTTGCATTATTACGTCCCACTATCATCCACAAATTAGCAATGTTAGCACTAGATAATGGGTTATCAAAATCTATATCAAGATCTGGTGACGTATCATCTGGTATAAACACATACGTTCCAATAGGATGATGTTCTTTTGGACGGAACTGTAGATAAGAATCCACATCGTCTTTAGATATTGAAGCCTTAGAATGACGTGAATACTTCGCATCGGTAAATACCCAACCCTTATCCTTGTCAAGCAAATACACACGCCGATAGCCTACGTCACCAGTGAAAGTTGCATTCATTATCCGGTCAGACTCATTCCTTCTAACTTCAGATAAATTTTTGCCTTTGGTTCGGAGATATAAGGAATAATCATTTATTGACAGCATAATTATCCCTCCTCCTTAAAAGTCATTTTATCCAAAGCGGAATGAGCGTCGAGAATAAACTTCCGATACACCTCATAGTTGAAATCCGGTTCAAGTGTTTCGTTATAAGCTGCCTGAAGTATGCTCAATATTTCAACCATGTACGGAGGATTGAGCAGGATATCATTAAGCCCATTCAATTCCCTCATCAATGATTCGAAATATTTACCAAAATCCACACTGGCAAATTTTTCTTTCGTAGCAGGATCTTTGTACAAAAGCAGCCAATGTATTTTACTGTGCAATTTTTTCTTATATTTTTTGAATTGTTCAGGATCAAGCGTTCCGTATAAGGTTTCCATTATGACCTCAAATTAGCAGAAGAGGAATTGCCGTCAAGGTAATCATTCCAAGCGGTTTCCCTGTCACGAGCAATCTTTTTTACAGAGACGCTTATGCTTTCCTGCAAATTTATCAAAGCTTCAAGCTGGGCTTGCTGAGAATACCATTTTTCATCACTTGATCCATAATGCTGCTGGGTATAATTCAGACTATTGACTTTAGGCTCTAACCAATCAAGCACCATGTTATATGCCAATAATTCAGTCACAAACTCATTGTCGGTGTCGTCATCTATGGCATATTGCATGGTGTAAGTAATAGTCCGTTTAGAGTCATCCATAGCAACAGTATTAAAAAATTTTCGAATGTAAGGATAATAAACAGACTGACGGAGCCAATCGCACAAAAACTCATCAGCCATATCATCGCTCACAAGCTCGTTTGTCAGGTCATATGCCTCTGCTTTCTTAAAGAACCGGGAGAACACCTGATCATATTCCAATGTTGGCATCGGAGATCACCTCCGAATCATTTCATGAGCTTAAGAACCATTTCAGTTCCAAAGACTTTATCAAGAATTCTTATTTTGGTGACAGAATCATAAGAACCATCATCAATCATGCCAGATACCATATTCATAAGAGATTCCTTGGCTCCGTCCGGGAGTAATCTGACAGCATCTTCAAGCTCATCAACGGGCTTAAATGCGACCTGTTTCAGTTTCTCGGCAGAATAAATATCTCCATAGAGCTTTTCAATATCCTTGTGCTGTTCAAGGAAAAACTTGTTCTGGATAATAATTCTTGGCTTGTAAACCAGCGGTTTTTTCGTTCTCACAGCCGAAATTAGGTCTTTATATGCCATTTCAATTGTGTCACCGCTATCTACCCAAGAATACAGGTCACCGGTCTTATCTCCCACAAATAGCAGTTGGCCAGATGTAATCGACTGGCATTTAATCATGTCGTCGTCAGAAAATTTAACCGGCGCTTCAGTCTTAATAGGCGTTTGGGTAGCTCTTTTTGTTGATCTTGTTGCCATAGTATGCTCCTTTAATTCAAAATAAATTATTCAATTGTCCAAACACCGAAATACTGTCCAAGAACCGTACCAACTCCATAACGTCTCTGAACTTCATATGTTTCAAAATCGTCTTGAAGGTCAGCTTTCTCGGTAATTTCGCTGATTTCAGTTTCTCCCTCATCTACAAACTTAACGAACTTATCATCCGTCCTCGCAAATACAAGAAGTTTATTGTTCGGGAGCATCTTCTCAAATGTTCCAACCTTAAATCTCTGCGGTGCTTCAACGAGTTCAGTACCCTCATAGTCACTCAGACGTCCCATAGTAGCTACAGCATCCTTCTGACCATCAGAAATCCAATTAATATCAGCCAGAGAATTAAGCTTCTTCAGTGCGGTCTTTGTACCACAAATCCAAACTTCAGCATTATTAGCAGCGCTGACATTCTCAAGCAGTTCATCAAAAGAGTCTTTTGTGGCGGAAGAGAGAGCTCCGGTTTTCTTGAACGTGTCTCCGGTCGGAAGTTTTTCTTCTGCGCCATAAACGGCATCAAAGACTCTCTTCTGTGTATCCTGAACGAATGCATCAGAAATCTTCTGAATCCAATCGCTATATGCTACACGCCCAAGGATAACCAAATCAATGTCCTTGCCGATCTTTACAGCATGTGCAGTTGTCTTGACCATATAACTCTGCCCCGGCATAAGCTGTTGCATAGTAATATCATGGTTATCACCAGACACTTCGGTCACAACAAAATACTGATTTTCATTAGATACGAATTCATTTGCATCGCCAAGTGCAACATTTCTCTGGTCTACAAGACGGTTAAACCATTCAGAATCCTGAAATCCTTCCTGAACCTTGAATTCAATATCCTCTTCAATGATTTCGTAGATTTCATATTTATGCTGCTCTTCAGCACGTTTGCGTCTCTTATTGCTCCGAAGGTCATCTTCAGTAAGTCCGCAAACCTCCATAAATACACGGCGAACAGCTCCATTAGCTTCGCGTTTGGAAACGCTTACCTTATTGCCGGCATCATCATAGTCATATAACTGGTTGCCACGCACAAGGTCGGAAGCAAGCCGTCTAAATCCTTCATACTTGCCATCTTCTGCGAAAACTCTGGCAAGATTCTCTGTTGAAAAATTCATATTCTATTCCTCCTTCCTTGATTAAGCAGTCGCAATTACAAGCTTTTTATTAGTAACAGTGGTGAAGGTAGCGCCCTTCTTTGCAGTGCCGGAAAAATCAGCATCGGACAGGGCAATATGGTCATACGGGGTCATTACATAAGCACGCACAACATCACCTGTTTCGTTGAAGAATGCTTTTTCCTGAGTCAGCTCAAGCGGTTCGCCATACGGAGAGAGCGGCTTCTGATATACGAACAGAGCATCGCCCGGATCAGTAATGACTACATCCCACAGTCCATCGGAACGCTTGTCACCTACATAACCAGTACATTTTGTAGCTGTACCTTCTTTGTAAGTATTCATGTCAATATAATCACCAACGCCAACGAAATTTCCATTATCAGTGTTGGACGTAAGTTTAATATGCAGGACATGGTTGCCATAACGCTGAGAAACAAGGTTGGCCGGATAAGCAACGCCATGCTCAACCACATTAAAATCTACTGCCATTTCTTTTACCTCCTAATTTAGTCTTCTTTTGTTTTGCTTACGAGGTTCCCATAACGCCTCATGCGCTTGGTAACTCTCGGAATTGGTTTGATTGAATTTTTGATGTTTTTAGGTTCATTTGAATATTTAATAGATTTGTTTTTTACCGCATTAAGCAGAATAGCGTCAGCCTTTTCTCTGACTTCATCTACTGAATAATCAAAATGATCTTCGATAAGTTTCTTAAAGTCTTCATTGTCAGTAACGACGGAATATGCATCAGATGTGAGAATATTCATCTTATCCGGTTCTGTATGGTACTTTTCAAGCTCGTCATTTGCAGCCTGATACTTTGAACTAAGTTCATCGTAATTAGACCTGATATTGTCAAGCTCTTTACCTTCTTCATCGGTCACATATACCGGATGTACAGACACACGATCTCCAACAAGGCTCAGATTTCCATCTTCATCCTTGTAATTCTGGCGATAATATCTCTCATTCCAAAGATCGTTCATTACTACCTCGTTATCATAAACAATAACGCTATACCAAGTATTATCTGCATCAGCATAGGTATTGTTGACAAGTTCATAAAGAGCGTGGATCTTTTCATTAAGTGACACAGAATATTCTTTGCCATTGACAGTGAATTTGATTTCATATTCATCTACAGCAGGAGCCACCACTCCTGGATTGTCCTGAGTAGACTGAACCTTGTTTTCGCCCACTTCAGTGATACCCCCTTTCGTAGATTCTTCTTTATGTGTAGTCACATGGCTATCATCAGCCATATTAACTATTGAATTATTTTCCGCTGAAAAATCAGTAAGTTGAATATTTGCCCCTTCAACTGCGGGGTTGACTTTAACCACCGTTCCGTCAGAAAGCTGGCGCCTTCCTAAAAGCGTAACGCCACGATAATGGAACTTGTTGATTACAAGAACATTTTCTTTCACACTATATGAAAGTTCATCTACGGCGATTTCTACGGACACATCTGCCCTATGATCTTCCCTGTTGCGAAGAATTTCAACTGCATCAGCGCCATAATCATCATAAAGATATCCGTTAACGACACAGAAATCCTTGTTGTATTTATCGCTGTGTTCTATATGAGCATTGCATGATTCTGGCACTGTTCCGACCGGTTTTTCAATGTACTCAACGTTCCCGTCGTCATCAAACTCCATATCGTGCCCGGAAAAATCCTTCTCCGTATTACCGTCCTCATCCGTTATATCAACGATATGCGCAAGAATAGGGCGATTCGCAAAACTTGCATTTGCCTGTATCAGGGCATCATCGGGAACACTCGTGTTGTTCTTGTTAATGCCATCGCTGAAAGCATGGAGCGTCACAGGGACAAGCCCGTCCGATGGATCATAATCATCTTCATTGAAATTTAATTCTCCATATTCCTGCACAATAAGTACACTGTCTTCATCATCCGCAGAAAAATGCACGTCCTCTTTCTTAGCTTCGTAAAACCGATAGAGGTCTTCAAGATCAAATAATTTCTTCTTCACAGTTCAACCCTCCCTCGGTCAAAACGTCATTCTGTTTGTTAATTTGTATTTGTCGCTATCATTAAATGAAGCTGGCAGTTCCTTATCCAGAAGAAACTCAACGTATCCATCTGCTTCATTTACAATCTTGAAATTTGCTTTAAGCAGTTTCGCAATAGTATCTGCGCTTATCTCAGATACGATAATAAATTTTGGTTCCATTTCAATTACCCTTTATCATTCTCTGATGTCCCACTGTTTTCATCGGCGGGTCTTCCGGTGCTGGAAGATGTAAAACTCGAACTAAGCGGTTTATCAAATTTATTTGCAAGCCCTAAAATGTCCTCTTCAAGATGGTTAAGGCTCAAAGTAGAAAGCGGATCTACGCCATCTAGAGCCATTACAGCAAGTTTAGCTGGTAGCCCATACTGAGAATCTTCAAGAAGCTCTTTCCTTGTGTCCTCAGTTGTAAGGCGTCCTGTCTGAATAAACTTCACTCTGGATGGATTCGATACAACATACGGCAAAATCCTGTTAAGCCACCCCTCAAACTGGGGAAGGAGAGGGCTTGTAACCCACAGAGTATCCGCTTTGACAGCATAGTTATAAGCAGTGGAATTGGTAATATTACTTGAAAGAAGCATTGCTCCGCCAGAAACATCAAACACGTTTTTGGTTGCTTCACTTACACGGTTATTATTCTTTGACGCATCGTTATCAAAACTAATTGTATTAAGCGGAACCGGAGATATGCCACAAGTTACTGAGTCTGTCGGGATTGCCTCTTCGATTAACCTGTTATAATATTTTGTCGCCAGAGCAGGGCTTACAGAAAAGTCATCTGGAATTTTAGAGTTGGAAATTGTCGGGATCTGCATGTATATCATTTTATAGATAGACTGTTCAGCCTCAAGATTTGAGACATCAGCCATATTAAGCATATCCAACAATGATTCGAAAAGCCCAACCAAAGGTGGGATCTCAAGTAAATCATCGTTCGTATTGAATTTAATGCAAAAGCAATATTCATCAGGCATGACTTGCCATTTATCCCCGCTTGACTGATAAGCGTCATACATGCTCTTAATTGGCTCACCAAGGGCATCAATCAAGAAATTATTGGTTCCTCTAAAATTAGACATATCAACAGCATATGAATAATCGCCTGTATTCGAATAACGTCCATATAGCTTGCACCATGCATTGTCCATTGGGTAAATAAGCAGACCTTCATCGGAATAATAGGCGATACCATAAAATGTATCTTCAAGTATGCTGTGCTTCGTCGGTCTGTAAAACTCAGAATTTATATTCCAGTGGCTTAGAACATTACATGTTTGATAATATGATTTAAGGATTTTATTATCGTTGTTCCTGCCCGTCATGTCATATGGGGGAATAACAATCCTTGCGTCAAAGTTCGGAAGAGAAGCGTAGTAGGAGACAAGGCGGTTATATGCCTGACACCTTAAGTAAAAGACATTAGACACGTCTCTTAAATTTTTCTCGTTTGAAGCCGGATTTTGTATGTAGCTAACCAGTTGCTCTTTTGTGTAAGATTGTGTAGTGCGACGCCTGTTTCTGGTTAAATTCTGCATCTGTGTTAATGCGTTTTGTGCAGCTTCAAAATTTTTTCTTTGCTTCTCCAATTCAGGTGCTTCTGCCCCAACTTTATCTTGTGCCATAATGCACCCCTCCAATTAAATATATTTGCGGATACCACGTCCGCGTCTAATTTGAAATTCGTTTATCAATTCGGACGGATCTGCCTTTTTGGTAGCCTCCATGTATTCGTTTCTGCGAATTTCATATATCGCATAACCAAGAAGAGCGCATGTATAGGCTCTATCGTCATGCATAGTATTGACTTTATCAGGACTCAGGCTGAACTGATCTTTCCCATTCTGAGATTTATGTCGTACAATATTGACAATCTCTTCCTTCAGAGCGTCAATCTGCCTTAACGCAAGCATCTGATCATTATCCAACTTGACTGTTTTTGCATTCATGGTCTGGACTTTTTGCATCTCTTCCTTGAGTTTTTCTTCAAAAACCGCGTCAGAATAGCCTTTTTTCTTCAGCTTTTCTTCAATTTTCTTGCGTTCTTCCTCAAGTGCCTTCTGATTTTCTTCGAATAGCATTAAATATGGGCGACCGTCATATGAAGATGTGAATTTAATTACATCCTGATTAGCCATTTCAATAAAAGATGTGTATATAATAGATTTGTACTTAACTGGTTCAAGACCGCAGATTTTATCAACGGCTTTCGGGAATTTACGCACGTAATCAGCATATTCTACCTTGTCAATCAGGCCATGCCTTTTAACTCCGCGCTTATCAATCCATTCGCTGGCTAATAAATCAAGCATGGAAGTAGCCTGTCCACCAGCTCCCAAGTCTATATAAATTTTAATGATGTTATCATAAAGCTCTGTACCACCGTCAAGGTCAACAATAAGATTTCTAATATAATCAACCTGATCTTGGATTTGCAGCATTTTCCTGCGCTTTGCAGTAACGTCTTTTAAGACAATACAATTGACGATACGTACTTTCTTTTCTACTTGGCGTGATTCGTTCACATAGTCATAAACATCCCCGACAAGGATTGTACTATTATCAAAGTTGCGGGACGGATCAATACAAAGAACATATTTATGTTTCCCATCTGGATTTTTATAGACAGGAAGATAGTTTTCTTCATTTCTGGTTATTACGCCACGCTTGATAATAGCATTAGTAGCTTGGCTGGAAAAAATGCAAAAATACTCCCTTTTTGCTTTTTCCGGGTTCGTTCGCATTTCTATGTCGATATTTTTCTGCGTCAACAAAGGACTCACTTCTTCGCCGTTAAGGGTCGGATGAAGACCATTCTGGCAATCAAGGTGCAAAATGGCATAATCTGGATCTCCTTCAATCATACGGATAGCAAAGTCCTTATACAATTTATAAAAACGAGTTTCTACAGAACTTGCAGAACTGATATAAATACGCTGATTTTGAAGGGCAGATGGAAGAGAACGTTGCCGAGTCACATCAATAGAGTTCCCACTTTCATCCTTACCCGTTATCAGCCCAGTATCAACAGCAGTAAAAGCACCGTAGACGTTTATAAGCTCCTCTAACAAGAAACCAGATTCATCAAAAACAACTTCATTACAACGAATACCACGGGATGCATCAACATTACCTGTTAGCGTATGCGTGTTCGCACCATTGTATAGTTTGTAAGAATAGCTCCCCGGATTATGATTAAACCCATCACCGGTAGCACTTGGTACAACAAGTTCCTGTTTGAAAATCTCACCACTTGAGCCTTGAAACGAGTCAATCTGGTCATTTGCCAGTTTTTCAAGCGTTGTAAACGTCTGAGCACTTTGAGAGGCAGTACCAGATGCAATATATACAGACCAATTTGGAATTAAAGACTGCTTTCCCATGATGGATAAGTCAATAATCGTACTTTTCCCCAGCGCACGGCTGGCTACAATCAGCACGTTTGGAGTGAACCATATCGTCTCTACCATCAATTTCTGATAGTCAAGAAGCTCTATATTATACATATCCTCGATCCACTTAACGGGATTCATGAGATAATATTGTCTGTAATTGGCAATACTCTTTAGGCGAGATATTTTTTTATTTGAAAGAGCGTATTGCTGTGGACGTTGATATACTTTATAGTTATTGAAAAAATCTTCGTTATACGGTAGCAGCATCGCCATCACCGTCCTCTACGCCGGTTTTTTCACCATCGTATTCATCCTTACTTACGTCTCTGTAGCTCGAATAGAGATCCTTAAGATCAACACAATCTTTTGATATGTCAATCCCCTTGTCTTCGAATGTGTCTTTCAGGTCAATATTTTCACGCAGTAATATGCGGTTCATCTCTTTGTAAGAGTCTCGTTGTTTTCGTAAAAGGCTGTTCGTTTCTCTTAAATCTTTTATTACATCGCTATATTCCGACTCATCCAGTGAAATTTGCTTCAATATAGCGGCATCAGAATTTTCTTTTATCTGTTCCATCGCCTTACATGTTGCCATATCGAAACCGTTTAGCTGCCCCTCACGCAAGTTTAAATCCTTGATTTTCTTGATCTTGCCCGTCCACGAGTTATTCCCGGCCTTACTAGACTTGTTGTTTTTAAGACTTAGACAGTTTTCAGCCGCCATCGTCTGTATGGAACTTGTAATTTTTGCTTTGCAATCCTGTAGGCTTTTAATTGTCGATGAATTATCCGCAACAAGGTTGATGTTCCCCATTAAAGATACAAGAGTATTATCTATTTTCTGGATCTGAAGGAAACCACGGGCAATACTGATAGCAGCACTAACCCTTAGCATGTCTTCATTTGCATCCTCGGAAGAGTCAAGCATACCAATCAATTGTGAATACAGGATGACCTGATCCTGTGGCATCTCAGTCTCAAATGGGTCGTAGCCGATAAGTCTTACGACGTCTTCTTTATTTTTTTGGAAACTATCATAACTATCCTTGCCAGCGTTTTCCTCAACCAATTGTTTTTCAGTTTTCTCGTCATCATAAACGATACGAGTCTTAAACTGGTCTGAGTCCTTCCAACGCTGTCCAGCCCATTGCCCCATCTGAACATTCTTGATATATGCTCTCCAAGCCGTTGTCCTTACATGACCAGACCTAAGATTATTAGTTTCCTGAATAGATGCTGTCCACAAAGTCTCAACAAAGGGTTTATCAAGATACTCAAGTGCTTTCATGACGGACTCTTTAGTTGGTTGATGTATATCACCGTTTTCATCAACACGTTCCGCAATTTTACGAGCGCATTCCTTGCATATCGGCGCAATATGCCCCTTACACATGGGATCTGTGCTTACATAAAATTCGTCTTTATCTTTTACTTCATCGCACATTCGGCAGTAAGCACGGTCGTTTAACCTGTCTATTTCCTTCAGTGCTTCTTCATATTTTTCTTTATATGTCACGGGAGCTTTTCGTTCTAGGGTTCTAGGCATTTTATCACCATCCTTTATAACGTAATGGGATAAATAGCCTCAACTCCTTTATTATTGACAACCAAAACAGTCTGCTCTGGTGCTCCTGTGATTCTTTTCTCAATTGTGAAGCTGTCGCCAGTGCCAGCCAGCGAACCGCTTCTTATCATTTTTATCCCATTGTATTCATCATATTGAGCGTGATGAAGATGACCGTATAAGACGGCCTCTGGCTTAAAACCGACCATCGACACAATATCCTGTACGTCATTTTTACTGATAGCGTCATAATCACCATGAACAAGTACGTAATGACGACCATTAACCTGTATAATATTCATGGATGTGTCAATTTTTGTTCCAGTGGGAGAGAAGCCACTAATATGAGACAAAGAACTATTAACAGCCCAGTCAATTAAGTCATCTAGGCGCTCATCATGCATTGCATCTTCTTTTTTATCTAAGCGCGAATGATTCCCAGAAACACTCGCAAATTTTACTTCTTCGAACGAGTTTGTCAACTCATAGCAAAAACTCGTGATCAATTCTGATGCCATTTTTATCTGCTCAATTACGTTTTCTCTGTTTGTGACCTGAATTGAACAGTGAATGTTTCCAGAAATGTAGTCACCAAGCCCAGCCACATAAACAGAAGATACATGATGGCGAATTCCAATCTCAGTAATCTTGTGTAGATATGTTCCAAGACGTTCTTTCGCAACGTCTGTATTAAACTTTCCAAAGTAATTACTGAAACTCGCCCCAATATGAAGATCACTCAACATGACGATCAGGGCTTCATCCTCATCTATGCCATCATAATCGACATCGTTATTTTCAGGGAACTCTATTCTTCCAAGTTCCTTAAAACGCTCTTCAAGAAAATCGAGCTTTTGCTCCGCACGGGCGGCAATATAGTTTTGCCGTTGCCATGCGTTGCGCTCATCTCTGAATTTGATTTTTTCACGTTCAAGGTCACGCTTTTCTGCGTCTATTTCATTTCGTTCAGCATCGGCAGAGGCAAACTTGCTCTTGTTCGCGTAAAACATCCGCTGAAACGCCTGATATTTTTTGCGGAATGTACTTTCGCCATAGTCTGTGCCAAGAAGCGGATTAAGGATATTTTTCACGTCTTCCCATGTACCAATAAGGTCTTTATCTTTTGCGACGCGATAAATCAGCTCATCATCCGTTTCATTGTCATATCTCCTGTACTCCATTGGCCTATTCCTCAATTTCGTCTACGATTCCAAGATCGAGCATATCTTTAGCTGTCAGCCATTGCTGTTTTCTGCGGCATTTTGCAAGATACTTAGCATCAATTTTTGTATTCTCGATTACGTACTCGTCAATCCTCTTATTAACCTGTTTATAATAAGCGTTTGTGTCATCTACAGAATTTGTCTCTCCGGAGATTGCCATATTCCCGGCATGAATTAGCCCGGTGGCAAAACGATTGCAGGATTTATGAATATTACCCGTTTTGTTATTACACATCAGGATATAAATACCCATGGAGAGGGCATCGCCAATGCAACGAATATTAACGGGCTTGTTTTTTATGCGGCAAATAGCGTCACATACTGCAAGGCCAGAGTCCACATCCCCGCCCGGACTGTTAATTATAATATTAACAGCAGGAACATCTTCAGTTGGTGCGTTTGCCATCTGTTCAATCGGCAGAACATAGCGTTCTATGGCCGTCGAATCAAGTTCATCGGTAATAAGTACGGTATTGTATTTTAAGAGATTAAGATAATATTGATAATCTACCGGATCTGGGAGCGAACTGCCCGGAGCAAAAATCTTATTTAAATCAATAATTCCACAGTCAACATCTTTTCTCATCCTTTTTCTCCTTGTATATGAAATCAGCGGTGGGACATCTCTATCTCCACCGCCTTCAAAAGAGGAACTTCCCCTTTTTAATTATCTGTTATTAAGCAGATCGGCATACATCTTAGACGTTTCGGAACGGACGTCAGTATCTAAGAATATACATCCGAACTTATGACTACCTTTTAATTTCTCGCACATCTCAACAAGAGCGTTATTTTCACTCTTGCTAATTAAGCTCTGTCTATAATCGCCAGAAAACACAATTTTGCTTTCATCCCCAAGGCGTGTTCCGATCAGAACAATCTGCTTGAACGTAAAATCCTCAGCTTCGTCAACGATGACGTAAGAACTATCATAAGTGCAGCCTTTGATAAAGTAGGGTATGGCGGTTTCCAGTTTGCCATTCGCTTTCATATCCTCGAATTCATATTTCCCCATTTCGAGAGACTGCTCAAGCGGCATAAAGAAATTGCCAACTTTATCATCCAAGTCACCCGGAAGATAGCCCGGTTCCTGTCCTTCGCCTCGTATTTCACGCACACCAACGATTTTCGACTGCCAACCCTTTTCATTGACAGCATAGACGCCCATCCGCATGGCAAGATACGTTTTACCAGATCCATACGTGCCTAGAAGCGCAACGCTTGTGATCTCGGGGCTGTTCAAAAGGTCAAGAGCACAGCGCTGAAGTGCATTCTTTCCCTTAATGAATTTTGATGACGGTAATTTAAGCGTTACAAACTGACCATCGTGCATCCGCATTTCAGTCTCTTTGCCTGTATCCGTATTCGTAATGAGAATGTATTCATTCTCTAAAAAGCTCTTTACATAGTTTTCATCCGATAACGATGTGTTAATTTGTTCGGTTGTGCCAATTAACTTCTTATATCCTTTGTAAATGTGTTCCGTCTCAGTTCCGACTGAAGAAACATGAAGGCCATTTATTCTGGCAAGGTTTTTGCAGCAAATATCGTCTGTCACAAAATCAACGCCGTCGTCATCCATCTCGTGTCCATGTGGTATATATCCGTATTTACGTATGTTTTTAGACCATGCATCGACATACATTGCACACCGAATAATCTGTCCATCAGGAGTAGGATATTGTTCTTCGTCTTCTCTATCAACAAGAACAACTTCATATTCCCCACAGTGTTCATCAAGCAGCCTTGAAACCTTTCTTGCGTTATACTTGGTTTCATCGTCTTTGTTACGTGAAGATTTTATATTTTCAAGCTCGCGCAGAGTTACCTCTGATATCCAGAAAAACGACTTAAAGGCATTCTCTTTTAATGCAAGCAGTGCATTTGTGTCGTAGAATTTTTCCATACGCAATTATTCATCCTCGGTATTTTCTTTACTCTTGTCGTACCAGTTAGTGTATTCAACACCCATTAACCGACTGATATCACGCTTAAATTTAACTCCAAACCTAGATTGTCCCTTAATATGATCTGGGACAACTACCTCAGTTCCGTTTTTATCGGTAAATTTATATCCATCCACATGTGTAGCAGAGATGCGGATGCCGTCAAACACAGATACTATTTTCCCATCAGCTATATTTTTCATAAGGACATCATAAGCAGTGTCAAAAATGTATTCGACGTCATCAATCGTCACATTGCTTTGTTTCGCTACCATCTTAATAAAGTCAGAATTAAAAACTCTGCTATCCATATCAATTTTCTTCTTAGCCATTAACTTTGTTTCTCCTTATTTTCCCTACCCGTACTCGGGTTTATATATTTTTATCTCTCTCATATAAAACTTATCCCCTTTAGAAAAATAAACATTTTTTGACGGATTTTAATTCAAAAATAGAGTATTCATGAACTAATTATGTCAACCTACCACTGTAGATTTTTACATTTTATGCCCATCAAAACACATCAAAAACGTCTTCGGACTCGTATCGTAAAGCACTTTGATAAGCAAAGACCTATTTTTGTAAAGCCTGCTGTCCATCACATCAATATGCTTTTTAGCCCCATCTGTGATGCAAAACGCTCTATTTAGTAACCAAGACATAAGCCCCTGATAATTTCCGGATATAGAAGTGCGACGGATCGATTCAATCATATCATCAAAGTCTTCACGAAGTAAAAAAACTTCCCCGTCTTCTAGTTCGCCGTCATAAGAATTAATCTGTGTTACTTTTAACGAAAACTTTTGCATCAATTCTTCAACCTTTTTATTTCTTTTGTAATAATAATGGTTGACAATGTTCAGATCAACCGGTGTGAAATATTCTTTTATGTCAACAGTGGGAGAAGAGTAGTTAAAACGCTTTGCTTTATATTCATAAAGCACATTCATCGGACATTTTAAATCTTCGTTAACCAACTGTTTATGGTCTCCGTTCTTAAGTATTTTATACTTTTGAAACTCATGGCGTATCAAAGTCCAAAACTTCGGATAGCCATTATTCTCAAGATTCATAAGCTTCTTAATACGCTTAATCTCTTTGGGTATGTCCACAACAAATGACCTCTTAGCACTGTCAATCGCCGCTTGGGCTATAACTGATAATATACATACATAGTCATCAAACTTCTCATCTCTAAAATTGTATGTATATGTTAAACATAATTGTGCTAAGTTACTCGATTCACCTATTGCCAATTGTGCCTTCGCAAGCTTACTGTCAATTAAAGCATAATTGTCTAACGTATTCGCATAATGATTTTTCTCCTTTGGAATATTATTCACGACTGTCTTATAGTTACCTATACAATATTTAGCATGTTCAACTACAGATTTTGCATTAGTTACATACACCATATCAGAATCTTGATCAGAGCCATTATTCCGATCTTGAAATGACGTATGAACCATATTTATGGCAACTATCTGCTTGCCAAATTCAAAATACTTATCAAAGTATGGATGATAACGATTATGCATGTAACCCATGTTGTTGCGGCTGTTGAATGGACTCCTTAACTCCGCTAAATATTCTCCATCATCAAATCTTGCTGTCCAACATTCTGTAAGGCCACTTTCTTGGTTAAACGTAGGATCTTTTTCTGGATTTCCTCCAACCGACCACATCAGCATTGCGTATGGTGACCCGACAATAGTAAGATTATCTGCGTTTTGAATAAGCTTACCAGTTTTCATGTCCCGAACATACTGTTTAAGAACCGCATTCTTACGTTCTCTATAGTAACTGCTCTGAACAAAAGTCGGATTATGCTTCACCAAAGCAATTAGCACAGAATAATCGTTTGAGAAGTTTTGATCACGGTCAAGATATTCAAGAAACACCTTCTCATCCGTTTTCATCCTCTCAAGATAATCTATGGAGCACTTCATTGACTCATCCATCGTATTAATATCAAGAGAATTAACAAACTGATAACTCATTTTCTGAAAATCTCCAAGCTTACTTTTGTGGCTTGTCTTGACAATCCCGAACGTATTGCCGTTCGCGTGAACTCTATTACACCAATACTCATACGACACGTTGAACTTAATCCATTTACATGCGTTTACAGTGGTGATAAGCCTAATGTCCTTCGCTCTATGCTCATTTCCCCATCTATCTTTAATGACCGCCGTATCATATCCTTCGCCGTAATGATCTTTGAAAAACTTCTGGATATGCGTACAGAATGCAGCCGCCTTGAAAAAGTGCTGCCTCAACAGGATATAGCCGTCACAGTCAGACGGAAAGATTGAACTGTCAATCAGCGCTTGCCCGTCGAACATCGTGTTCTTGATTTCATAATCTTCCCTATGGACAGCCACGCACTCATTCTTGTCATTAACCTCGATGCTCACAACGTCCGTCTTCGAATATGAGTCAAAGTCGTCAAGAATAAGGATGTTCTCAGGCTCAATATGAATGCGTCCAATAATTCCGCTTGCCACGAGAGAAGAGTAAGCGCCCATCTCAACAATCTGAGCATCATCATTCTGCATCTTGATACCCATTGTTAGAAAATTATGAGCCTTGTCATACAGTCGGTCGCATATGAACATACACTTGCCGCGTTTCGCAAATCCGGCAGAGCGAAAGAGCATCTTATAATGGACTGTCTGGCTGTTAATTACTTCACCCGCCTTATTGTGCATATAGTACGTAATATTTACGCCGTTATTATAATATTCACGCCGTAACTCCTGCTTATTCAGCTTATGATACCTATCTTTATTCTGTTCAGCCCGCTGAATTAACTCAATCAATCTATTCTGTCTCGCAGTGTCATTTGGGTCGCATTTTTCCAAAAGGCTTTTCAGATGACCAACATCCTCTTCGTAACTTCGCGTCCCATAGTCGAACGTCAAAGTGATCACATCCCGCGTTGAGTCAGAATTTTTCCAAAGTGATAGCCCGTTATCCGACAGAAAATCAAGGAAGAGCGAATTAGTAAGCATCGCATCTTTTATGTCCAACTGCTGTCTGACCCCCAAGTTCATGTCATAGATACTGGCAGCAGCGATAATTTTAATCTTTACTCCGTATTTCCCCACTCAATCAACTCCATTTAATAGCCTGCGAGAGAAGCATTAACAGTATGTCAATATCTGCTTTATCCTTGTATACATCCAGAGATATCCTGATAGTTGCTCTTGCGTCATCGTCTGAAAGCCCAATTGCTTTCAAAACTCGGCTTGGGACGTTCTCTCCGGTACTACAAGCAGATCCCGCTGAAACGTAGCATTTATTCATGTCAAGAAAAGCTATAATATTGCTTGCACTTTTCCCGTGAAACGTCACGCTCACTATACTGTTAATTGCATTCGCCCCGTTAATCTTGCCGCCCAACTTTTCAATACCAGCAACAAGATAGCTTCGCAATTCTCCGATTTTCGCATAATCATCTTTACGAAGCGTCATACTGTATTCCAAAGCGCGTGTCATAGCATAAATCAGTGGCAATGATTCCGTCCCAGGCCACATACCGCCCTCCTGATGCCCACCGAACATGATGGGAGAGAGTACAGACTTGTCTTTACAGTATAGGAACCCAGCCCCTTTAGGCGCTCCGAATTTTTGGCTTGAACCAACCGCCATGTCGCAACCAAGCGCTTGGAAATCAATCTCGTCATAATGAGCAACCGTCTGTGTCGTATCTGCAAGAAGAATACTGTTATGCGCATGTACGACATCAGCAATTGACTTTATGTCCTGTATTGTGCCGATTTCATTTGAAGCGTGAACAACCGTCACAATAGAGTCATCTTCCAGTTTCGCGTCCAGATCATCCAAATCGACAAAGCCATTGCCGTCAACTTTTATAACCGGATTAGGATTAGTATTGTAGGCGTTCATTGTTGCATTATAAGCAGCAGGATGCTCAATAGCAGAGCAGAACGCAAGCCTGTGGCTTCCCAGTATGCCAAGATTGATACTCGCCGTTGCACCGGACGTGAAGATTATCTGATCTGGCTCTACGCCAACAAGGTCAGCAATAGTACCCCGGCATTTCTCAAGTTCGCGCCTAGCTTCAGCCCCCGGCTCGTATGCCGTACTTGATGGATTAGCCCATAGGTTGCGACACGCATATACAAAGGCGTCAATTGCAACTTCGTTCGGCTTTGAAATCGCCGTATCATCAAAGTATAATTCAGTCATAAAATTCTTGGCGGGGAAACCCGCAGGCTTGCCTGTGGGAGGAACCGCCTTTAACCTACCTTTCTTTGTTCTATAAGAATATTTTTACGCATTTCCAACAGCCGAAGATTTTTATATCCCACAGACGCATTGATTTTAGTACCATCTAACAGCCTTAAATCCATCCTGCCCGTAGAACGTCTGCCAAAAATAAAACAGTTTTGGTGTTTCCAGCAAGCCTTATCGTAAAGTCTGAATCCCATTACTTCATAAGGTGCTTGGTTACGTTTTCTAATACCACCTTTAAGGATGGTATTCTTATGTATCTGTCGGTTATGACAGCGTACTTTCTTTTGGTAATATACCGTTCCATCTGATGCCGCTTTTGGATTACCACTTATACAACGAGCATCTATATAATGGTCTTTCGGTAAGCCATTCTCTATACGAGTGTTCTTTGTGACATATCCGTAAGTAAGCCTTACATTTGGATATATCTCTTTTAACTTATTGTAGGAAGCCCACCGCATGATTCCCATAAAGGTAGCGTCCTTAAAAGACATCCCTCTATGAATTGTTTTCGGGAGCCTCACCGTCCCTTTATGATAGCCTGTATGACAGGTTTCACATAGCGTAATCAGATTATTTGGAGCATTACCACCTGTATGCCTGCTTTCTATATGATGTACGTTTAGGATTTTGTCTTTCGACTTCCCTTTACAGCATTGGCAGGTATGGCCATCTCTAAAAAGTACATACTCTCTGACATTCCAAAAATCTAACTGTTCACCTTTTTGGTAATCTGTACCGCTTATTGTAGGATTCTTAATTTTTTGAATATCAAAAGCGGCAACTTCTACAATAATCTTTGTGACAGGTAAGATTTCGTGTACTTTACGGATTACCGTTAAATGAGTATCTACCTTGTTCTGAACTGAAGGTGCTAACCATCCGTCCTTGCGCTTGCGATTATTAAAACGGGGCTTGCGGTATCTGGTTTTGTGATTCCTTCTGGTTCTTCGGTTTTGCCTGCGCGTAGAAAGCAAATCTACAATATCGTTTCGCAGTTCTACATCAGACTCGAATAATACCTTATGCTTTGTAGTTGCCGAAAGACCGATATGCTTGCTTCCGGCATCAACACCTAATGTGATTTCTTGTGTATAAGTCGTGCTCTCATACAAAAGCTGTATCGTGAACGGACATCTTTTGATTACCTTTGCCTTTTTGTTTTTCAACAGGATACGGACTTTTGCATGATTTTCTGTAGGCATTAAAGGCTGTCCGTTTTTGCTTATGACGTAAACCATAAAGTCCGTCTCCTTCCCAACTCAATTAAGAGTTAATTACTCACTCCGAAGAGCGGTTGGTGTACCATCGCCAATGTTACACCCTATCGGGCGTCCCTTGCGGGATGAGAGGTTTTATGTAAGCAACACTGTTCCTATACCTCAGAACTGTTTAATCACTTACCTTAGAGCTACAGACTTGGTACTACATCCGTAGGTAACTATACATTCTCTCTTAACGTAGCCTCTGTTTCAAGGCTTAGGCTACTCACTCAGGGTTGTTATACAACCCCACGGGCTTGCCCGTGGGTATTAGTGAGCTTTGAACTCTCCTAGCTTCATTTCAACGCAGGACGTAATGAAATTCGCAAGTTCATCGCTGTATTCTTCTGCAAGATAGCCGTAAAGTGACGCCAGGTCAATTCCAGTATATTCAGCCGTTCCCGTCACGTCCTCAATTTTCTCTATGGATCTATCTGGGTATGCGACCTCGCTAATCGTCTCGCCGCCCCAATATTCAGTTCCCCCATCATTATATGTTATCTTAAATATCCTCACCTTGCTTAATCCTCTCAATTCCAATCGCTTCAACGTCATCGCGGTTGCGCGTCTTAGACATAAACAGCCGCAGCTCCTCATAAGAGCTTGAAGCGTGTTTATGTGGTTTCCCAATCATTTCTTTCTCGCCTCCGGTAAAACGGCAGTAGGCTTGATAATAATATTTCAAGAATCCACCTCCCTTTACTAAATAATAGCATATTATGATAATTATGTCAACTTTAATTTGATAAGAGAATCCACTAGAGCGTACTTATCCTGCTTCTCGCCGTCCGTCAGGTCTGAACCGTCAATAGCAGTGGTGATGGTGTTAATAAATTTTTCGTTCAAAGCAGCCCTGACTTCCTCAAGAGACCTTCCGCTTAAAACACTGCCGGATATGTCAATGTGAATGCCCTTAGACTTGCCGTACTTTCTTTTAACCATCTGCATTTTCACGTCCCCACGAGAAATCAATGTATTGATAGAACTTGCGAAAATATGATAAGCACGATCCTCGACAAGTTTGTGAAACCACTCATCATGATCTTGATCTTTGTAGTCCTTGATAAAGTCATCATCAAAAAAGCCTAGGATTGAGAACCAAGTGTTAAGCCGGTAGTCGTTGCCATCTGAAAATAGCTGATACGCGTAAAGTCCGCTAAATATCAGGTCAGCGTAAGTACCGCTTTTCTTCGCTCCATGATAGTTGTACAAGTTGAATTTCTTCCCGACTATCTCAAGATTATAGTTATTGGAAATCCTGTCAATAATCCGTTTCTTC